ATTATTATGAAACATATATTTTAATAAAGTATTATCAAAAAATATTTTGAAAAGTTCAAAATTATTTTCTTTTTAATTATTATAATCAATTTTATTTAAAACAAACATATCATAACATGGGAGGAGGACTTATGCAATTAGTCGCTTATGGCGCACAAGATATCTACCTTACAGGTAACCCACAAATCACTTTCTGGAAAGTCGTCTACAGACGCCACACCAACTTCGCAATGGAATCTATTGAACAAACCCTTAACGGAACTGTTGCCGCAAATGCACGTGTTACTGCTACCGTATCGAGAAATGGTGATCTTTTAGGAAGATGTTATTTATGCCACACATCTACATCTGACAACGTTCTCAATGAATCTTTACAAGAATTATCCAGTGTTGAAGTACAAATTGGAGGTCAACAAATCGATAAACATTATGGACATTGGATGGAAGCATGGGCAGAATTAACTGAAAATAAAACAGGTAGAGCTTTCGGTACTAACTACCAAACCATGACTGGTTCTGGTCAAGGTGCAGAATATGATGCTGCTGCATTAGCTGCTGTTGATGGTGCTGGTGCTGCTGGAGATCTCGTTGCTTTCAATTTCCCAGCTGGAAATGCCGCAAGATATGTTACTCTTCCATTACAATTCTGGTTCTGCCGTAATCCAGGACTTGCTCTTCCATTGATTGCTCTTCAATACCACGAAGTTAAAATTATCATCACTTTTGGTGCTGCTGTAAATTCAACAAACTACTCTTTATGGTGCGATTACGTATACCTTGACACTGATGAACGTAGAAGATTTGCTCAAGTTTCTCACGAATACTTAATTGAACAAGTTCAACATCAAGAATTTGCCCAAGGATCAACACACGATCTTACTTTAAATCATCCAGTTAAAGAATTAGTTATGGCTGGAGCTTGGTCAAGTGGAGCTTTCGGAACTGTTTCTGCTGCAAGCACTACATTACAACTTAAATTAAATGGACACGAAAGAATGGCAGCAAGAGAACTTCCATATTTCACAAGAACTCAAGTATGGCAACATCACACAGGAGAAGGAGGTCACGTTGAAAACTCCATTGCTGTATACTCTTTTGCTCTCGAACCAGAAGAACACCAACCATCTGGAACATGCAACTTCTCCAGAATCGATACTGCTCAACTTAAATTTTCTGCAAACACAACTGGTGCATTAAATGTATACGCTGTAAACTACAACGTCCTTCGTATCATGAGTGGTATGGGTGGTCTTGCATACTCCAACTAAGTTCGCTACGCTCACGCACTTATTCGTCTTACGACGAAACCTGAGAATAGTAAAATATTTTTTATTTTAAAAATACTTTTTTAAAAAAAGTAAAACAAAAAATAAACAAATAAACAAATAAACATTATAGAATTTAAATTAAAACTTTTTTAAAAAGTTAGGAAAACAATAGCTTTCTATTGCTGCTAATAATAATATTACTCCATATGTTAAGAAGAAAATCGCATTCGCAATAGTTTCATTATAATCCATGAAACAGTTGAAAACTTCGTGATCATCCATATAAAATATGGTACTTTGAAAGGCAATCAGACTAATAAACGCTGACATAATGCTATATCCAATTCTCTGTTTTGAAATCGGTTTCTTTTTATTACATTTATATTTATTCATTAAATGATATAGGAGTTCCCATATAAAACATATTAAACTAATAAACGAGAAATATACCCAAAAGACAGATACATTTACATCATCATCTATATACAGTATATGTGTTGAATTATCTGGTAAAACAACTATTTCTGATTCACATATAAATACATATTTTGAAACAGATACATGTAAAAACAATATAAAACCAGGAAATTTACCTTTAACATATTTCAATATATTTCCAAAATTACTTGGATGTTTAGAATTTAAATCTTTTTTGACATCACTCTCACTTTCGCTTTTTTGAAACGTATGAGTATCTGGTACAATTTTCATTCTAAATATAATATTTTATTAATTAGGTTTCTATTTCTAATTCTAAATTTGTGTTTGTCATTTATATTATAAATGTTAATTATCTTTAAATTTAAAAAAATAATTTAAGCAAGTATCCATATATGTGTATATTCTATTCTAAAAATTTAAAATTTAACATATGTGTATTCCATATTTTTTGAACTGTATATTATTATTTTCGGCTATTCTATTTTCAAAAGCAGATGAATTTCGTGTAGTTGGATGGTATAATGGTGAACAAGCTGGGATTTCTAATATTCCTTGGGACAAATATACACATATTGTTACCGGTTTTCCTGTACAATTTCCAAACGGGTCCATCGCCTGTAATCATACTGATACAGTAACACAGACTATAGTTGAATTAGCACATGAAAATAATAGAGTAGTCCAGTGGCGTAATTCTATAGATGTAATTCAAGCGGTTTTTAATAATAGTGCTGGTGAATATCGTCATAATTTTGTGAATTCACTATTGAGCGCTATGGATGATTGTAATATAGATGGTATTGAATTTGATTTTGAATGGCATTATCATTTTCTTGACAAGATTGGAATTATTTTACCAAAATATGCAGATATGTATACGATTTTTCTTGCTGATGTGAAAAAGCAAATACCAAATCGCATAGTATCAGCAGATATAGGTGTGTGGGGTTGTTGTAATGTATATGGTTCATATCCTCTTGGTATATTACCTTGGATTAATGCCACAAAGTTTAATGCAGGTGCGTTTGATTTTGTGAATTCAATGTCTTATCATCATCCCAAAACTCTTAGTATAGATAGATGGTTTGTAGATGCGATTGTAATGGAAAAAATATGGAAGTTTAATTTGTTAAATGTGAATCTTGGAGTGCCGTATTTTTCAGTTAATTCTTCTTTTTTAAAAATACATTCGGAACCAACTTGGGCGGATTATTCACATTACTGTCCTAATATGTCAGAGAAACAAAATGTATGTAATGGGATAGCGTTTGTCGGGAAGGAATTAAATTATGATATAGGATATTCTGCCGTTGATCTTGGGTTTGGTGGTGTATTTCCTTGGACAATTAACTATGATAGCTTTGAAAATAATAATACATTGATAAATTATCTCTTTAATGGTCTTCAACATCACCGGAAACATTAGAAGAAGTACTTGAAGATGATGACGACTCATCACTATCAAGATCTGCATCAACTGGTTCAAATACTGGTACTTCAACAAGCGAAGAAGTCAACACTTCTACATGATCTAAATTCGTAGAATCAATTACATTAACTACATCAACATCAACATCAATATCATTTACCTTTACTATAGGAGTTATAAACCCACCTTCTGGTGATGTTACTAAAGTATCATTATTGTTATTATTGTTATTATTATCATTGTCTGATTTTTTATTTGAATAATTTGTTAAGTCTTGTTGGATTTGTTTTTTAAGATTGCGAATCATATTACGTTCAGTTTTATGAGATGCATCAATATAATTAAAAATTTCATCACCATATTTGGCATATGCATATTCCTCAATATGATATTTTTGATAAGATAATTCATTGACTTCATCTTTGTATGGATAATTTTTACAGAAACGAATAGCTTCAATATTACCATCTACTGCCACACGTTCATATACAGGTGTTTTTTGAGAATCAGCAAAGAAGCGTAGGTTCAATGGGTCAATTTTGAGTGCATAATCGAGGAAGCATGTATCAAGTTCTACGCCACTATTACCTTCGTTTACGTGCAATTCAAAATATTCCTGAAATTCCTCATTTGTTAGAAATACACGATTACCATCTTGATCTTGAATATATACTCCTAATTGTGCGTGTTCTTGTTCAGTAATTGATGTTGTATTTTCAGTTTTATTTACAACTGTATCATCACTGCTTTCATTATTTATAACTTCTGTATCATCCAGTGTATTTGCATTTTTATTTTTATTTTTAAAACGATTAAATAGTAGCGCACCGCTTATACCTAACACTGCTCCACCTAAAGCTGATAATGTACCTACAAGTACGTATTTTGATTGATGTTGTCCTGATAACATTTATTTATTAAAATTGAAATATTAATCTTAATATTAATATTAATATTTTAAATTGTTAATTAATGTAATCTAATTAGAATAAATATATAATGTTTTAAACGTTTAAATAAATTCCTATCAATTTACATTGGTTTTGTCAAATTAATAGTAAATGTGTTTATAATTTTTATAGATGCGCTTTCTTTTACACGTAGAATTTGATCGATTGCGCCTAGGAAATCATCTGAATTATTACCAGGACTATTACCTTTATTTGCCTCTTTTAATATACTTGCTATAATTACAATCTGTTCTTGATTCCATAATTCATTAAATTGTTCATATAGAGGAATTGTAACATCACCATCTTTAATTTTCTCAAGTATTTCTTGGCTTTTTTCAGGATCACCTAGAATATCTTTATATAACTTAATAGAATGACAAACTATATCATTTTCATGTTCTGAATATGTAGTTGCTAATTTGTTTAGACCTTTAACAGCAAAATCAAATATTGTACGTATATGTTCATTATTTGTACTATCATAATACTGTGTAGCCATTATAATAGGTTTGTATAAATTATGAAGTTCATTACGTTTATTACCATATAATGTGCGCATTACACCCTGGGTTAATCCAGGTGATTGTAATGTAATACTATTATTATAGATTGCTATTTTAGTTCCTACATCTTCAAAAGATAACATTGCAAGTCTTGTTACAGATGTTAGAGGTTCAAGTAATTGTAAGCTGTTATTTCGAACAGTTTCCTTTTTTGTGAACATTTTATTGAGACCTTGTATTGCCTCCATAAATTTAGTAGTTGCTGATGCATAGTCCATACTTTTTAGTAAAAGAAACGACAGTTGTACAGGATCTATCTTGATTAATTATATTATTTATATGTAGCTTTTAAATGCGAGTAAAATCGATTTTGAAAAAATCTTGCTATTATATCAACGAACCTTATCTTTAAGTTTCATTCGAAAATAATGTCTAATTTTATTCCACGTACACATCCTTCCAAAGTTGGGGGAGAATATATGAACAATCAAATGAATTCTAATCAAACTGAAACGACACAATCTATTGGTAAAAGTGATTTAATCGATATACATGAGTTGAATAATGTTAGAGATTATAGATTTAAAAAACGTATTGCAGTTTATGAGACATTTTTAAAACGTTGCTTACAGAAAATAAAATCAATTACACGTGAACGTTCATTTTGCATATATCGTGTACCTTTATTTAGTATGGGTGTTCCATTATTTGACCGTGTTAAATGTGTGTATTATCTCTTTCATAAATTAAAACATCTTGGTTTTGAAGTACGTTGTAATCCAGATTTATCTTTGTATATTTCATGGGCTCATGTCACTTCTTATGTAAAAGACCCCGAACTCAAGAAGCAAAATGAAGCAGAAGTGCACATAAAACCTTTAAAAAAAGAAGCAAAAAAATATAGAGATATACAAGATGCAAATAATATGATCAAAAATAATTTCATATATAATATGGATGACTATGATACTAATACAAAGAATATGTTCCAATAATTTCAACCAAGTTTTTCTTCATCACTTTCTTTATCATCTTCTTGAATATCGGTGCCTCTATTTATGTTTTCAACAAATGTATCATGATACCGACAGATCGTACGAATAATCAAACGGCATTTACATAAACAATTCAGTTCATGTTCAGGTTTCTGTACTGGAACTACACCTGGTAGAATCGGGGGATCGAAATATTGTTCAAATTTGTTTGGACGATTTGTTTGATGACGTTCACAGCATTTACATCCAGACAAATCACAAACTAAATCACTAACAGACGAATATGTGCCATAATATTTTGTAATAATTGTTTCATAACATTCCCATTCTTTGTCTACACAATTTTCTAAATCATATAGTGCGTTTTGAGCATGGACATGTTCCTCTAGCTTCTGTCCTGTAAGTTCCTGTTCGGCCATTTTTGTTGTAAAGTATGTTCTAGACTATGAATATGTAGCAATTACAGTAAGTTATGTATTATGTTTTGTATGTTGTTCAATTCCTAGTATCAATTATTAATCAATGAAATATTATCGAATGTTTAAAAAAATTATAGTCCATTTATATATTGTATTCCAGAATTAGTTTGTATTCTATTCAATTAATTATTTAATAATTCAATGAATTCTCTTCAATTTGTATTATATGGAGTCATATTTATATGTCTATGGTGTGTATTTAACCAATACATAAAAGACCATCCAAAAACATCTATAAATGAAGGTTACAAAAATAATAAAAATATATCTAAACTTAATAATAACACACTTAAAGCACCAAAACCACCTAAATCCCCATCTAATATAATTAGTAAAGCGTTTGGTATAGCAAATGATGTATCTGACACAATGCATGATACTGTTGGTATATTGCTTAAAAAGGTACAAGCACAATTAGATGACAATAAACCTACTCAAACACCACAAGGAAAGAAGGTCGAAATTCAAGAATCAATGGAATCCTTTTTAATGGGTAATAAAGTTGATTATATACGTAGTTTAGAGGAACAAAAAAGATTACGCAATGAACAAGGTCAAGTAAACCGTGCAATGGATTTAAGTAATACAGATATTGATAGTTTTCTTGGTACAACTAAATCTCAAAACACATTAGCCTCTATGTTATAATGTACTGTTAATATTAATATTCATATTAATTTACATTATGTTACATGCAATTACAGCACGTGGTGGAGGACGTCTGCGTCTTGGTGGAGGTGATCTGCGTCTTGGAGCAACGACTTTGACAAGAACACGACTGTTGCGTTTTTTACTTCCGCGTTTTGGGCTTCTACGTTTTGGCATTTTATTTTTTGTTTTAATTTAAAAAGTTTCAATCAATATAATAATATAAGATAAAATTACAAAGAACATGAATAACACAGAAAATAAAGATAATAATTATACTGCAAAACATGATATAGATGTTGAAAATCTTGTATTTAGTGGAGGTAATCTAAAGGGAATTATATATGCTGGATGTATAGCTGCTTTAGAGGATTATGACTTAATTCCTAAAATTAAACGTGTGTCTGCTACATCAGTTGGTTCATTATTTGCATTTGGCATGCTTCTTGGTTATACATCAATACAGATAAAGGAACTCGTCCATAAAATTAATCTTCATTTTCTCAAGGATATCAGTGCCGATAATATACTTGGCTTTCCTATAAATTTTGGGATTGACAGTGGAAATAAAATTGAAAATGTGCTTAGAATATTGATTAAAAAGAAAGGTTATTTACCTGAGATAACTTTTGAACAATTCTATGAAAGAGTTGGTGTAGAGTTTATAGTAGTTGGGTCATGTATAAGTCAGGAAAGGAAGAAAACGTTTTCTTATAAAGAAACACCAGATTTCGAAATTGTAAGAGCTATACGTATAAGTTGTGGACTACCTTTTCTTTATAATACAGTCAAAATAGATGATGATGTTTATGGTGATGGATGTCTTTTCGAAAATACACCTATATCATATTTTACTAGTACAGAAGAAATGTTAAATAAAACAATTGCGTTTAATATTAATGCAAAAACTATACAATATGAACATAATATAAGTAATTATGTGCTTAAACTCTATAATTGTATGGCAAATACTATTTCGAACTTACAATTGGAGAAATATCAAGAATATCTAATAGATTTGACTGAAATAGACCTTAAAAGTGCCTTAGATATTACTACAGAAGAGAAAGAAAAACTAATTGACTATGGGTATAGAGCAACAAAAGAACATATTATTAAACGTTATATTAATATAGAGGTACAAAATGATCATATGTCATTGGGAAATTCCATTGTAGTAGATGATAATAATGATAATGATAATGATAATGGTGTAACCGATAATGATGTAACCGATAATGATGTAACCGATAATATTTCGAACTCGATTTCGAAAAATTTAGAATTTCGAAATGTTGTTAAGGATAGTGTAGGAGAAAGTATGGATAAAATAGTAACTTTGTTGGAAAAACCCTTAACACAATTGAATATTTCGAACTCTATTTCGAAAAATGACAAGTTCGAAAAACAATTCGATTCTGAAATTTCAAAATCTAGAGATGATTTCGATTTTGCACTCGATTTCGAAAAAGTTCGAAAAAGTTCTGGGGAAATAATAGATTCTTCTGGAACTAGTCCGGTAGACGTTATGGAAACCATTATTTCGAAATCGAAATATAGTAACATTAATAATAATAGTAATAATAGTAATAGTACAGGAAATAGCACAGGAAATAGTATAAATCCAATAAAAAATATAAATAATTTAACAGGTTTTTCGAAATTAACTGAACAGATCAATGATATTCTATCTGATCTTCGTTAATATAATTATTTTTTCCTACAATACTGTCTTTTTCCCTTTTACATATCTACAATTAATAGATGTTTTGCATTTACGTTCCTTTATCCCTTTACAGTTTGGTATACTTTCCAAGTCAGTTGATTTTATAGGTTTTTGTTTTTTAACAAGTTCTTTTCCTATTTTGCCAGTTCTTAACACACATCTATTTGTTCTAGGATTAATTATTTTGTTTGGAGGACATACAATTATATTTTTTAAATTATCTGGGTTAGTTGTTGGTTTGATTTTTCTTACAATTTGTCTGCCTTTTTTTCCAGATTTTAACACACATTTTTTTGTCTTTGGATTCATTATTTTATTTGGTGGACACTTATTCATTTCATCTGTAATTTCTTTTTTTAGAATAAATTCACAAAATATATAAAATGAAAATATAAAATATAAAATATAAAATATAATTTAGTTATTTTACATTGTTTGATCCACTCAATATAGCAACTCGTTGACGATTCCGCGCTGTGGGTCTTTCAGGAGTTTTAGATGGTGCAATTGGAAGCGAATTAAGATCGATCGGTGTTTCTGGATTAAATGTTGGTGCAGTTGGAAGCAAATTAAGATCGATCTGTGATGTTCCACCATCTGTGTTGTTTACATCTATGAAATATTTAAAAATATTAAATAATGATTGATGTATTTTTGTAGTAATTGTACAATGTTTTTCGAAATATTCATTATATAGTTGCAATATATTTTTTAATTCTTTGTATTTAATGGCATAATCAGGATTTATACGAATTAAAGATTTAGATTTAGATTTTTTGCTTGAAAGAAGCAACATGTACACCGTGTTTAAACTAACTGTAAAACGTTTGTTTGCATTTAACCCTTCTAACATCAAACGGATATTTTTTAATACACCTTTACATGTATAGTCTAAATTAGAAGATGTATTTTCAGGGTTGGATTGATTGGATATATATGTTAATTTAATATTCCCAGAAGCAGCAAGTTTTTTTGCATTTTCAGCACATTCAAGTGCATTAAGAAGTTTTGCATTATCGCGTGGTCCTTTATGTAATGCCATTTCATTATCTGCACATTTTACACATTTATTAAATGTTCTTTTTGTAACATTAGAGGCCGGTGAACCATAATCACCCATAAGTTTACATTCACACATGCAATTAGTACATAAATCTTGGTGTTCACATCCGCCACCAATTTGAACTAAACGAACATATTGTTTTAATAATAATTTACCCTCTGTTGAAAATAATGAAATTTTTTGTTTTGTGATAGGATGTATTAAATAGTTAAACATAATGAATTAAGATGATGATTTAATATTACAAATTGAAGTTATAAAAAACATATATAAAAAAATGATAATGAAATAATAATGAAATAATAATGAAATGAGACAAACTTATATAATTAGATTATTTATAATTAAATCATGTAATAATTTATAATTTACATAATTTCAGCTTATTTACTTACATCCTCCACCGGTTTTCTTTTTCATAGATTTGGTTGTCTTTGCACTTTTGCGCTTTGCCTTACTGCTTGCAATATTGTAATCTTTTTTGTATTTAGAGAAGAATACTTTCAAATCCTCTACCCATAGACGACGTTCTGGTTTATTATTCAATTCATCAAACTCTGATTGTTTCTCACGGGCTTGTTTCTCTAATTCATCAATCTTTTCTTGTGTTACGGCATCTTGTCTCATACCAACCAAATAATCATAACTATACTTCTCTGGTTCAGCATCCAGATTATTACTTAGTACTGGATATCCTTTATCTTTCAATAGCTTATCAACGACTGCTTTCTTCTTTCGTCGCAAATCAATAGTATCATTTAGAACTTCACGAATATACTTTACCTTATAATTAATTAAAACTAATTGTTTCTGTAGATGCTCAATCAAATTCTCCTTACGTTTAATATAGTAATGCATACGAATATCAAAGAAATCATCCATAATTTCATAAGGACTGTTGTATTTCTTTACACGACCATCTGGTCCAATTAGAACCATATTCGTTGTGTTGATATTAGAGGTCAATTTGAAGTATTTTTCAACTGCGTCAACACCATTCTTATCTGGTTCTTGTTTTTGCATACGCATTAATGTCAAAGGACTCTTAAAACGAACTGTAATCTTGATATCAGTTTCTGTAGAATTGTCTTTCATATTATTAATAAGACTCTTATCAGCTTTTTTCTTGGCAGCAGCTTTTTCAGCAGCCTTTGCAGCTCTTGCACCTCCTTTACCCTTACCTTTGACAGTCTTTTTAGCACTTCTACGGCCTTTCTTCTTTCCAATCTTTGTAATTGTACTCTCTGGTAATAGAGAATTTAAGAACTCAATATATTTTTCTGTCCATGTGCCGACAGGAAGTTCTGTAATTATAATAGTAGATGCATTTAGGCGTTCATAACAACCTTTTGAGATATATTGTCCTTCTTTGACTTTATTAATTGTACCTTTGAATCCTTGATAATAAGGCATAATTTCGGGATAAGGTTTGTTGGTTAATTTACATTCCATTAATTTTCCAATATCAATAGGATTGTAACATGGCACAGAAGTGGACCATCCTGTAGCAATACCATTACAGCCATTGATTAATAATGTTGGCAAAATAGGAACATAGTATTCTGGTTCAACTGAATCACCATCATCTTCCAAATAATTCAGAAGTGGTTTATCTAAATCTGAAAAGAGCATTTTAGTAATTTGACTTAAATAAGTGAAAATATAACGAGGAGACGCATGGTCATTTCCACCCTGAATTCGTGTACCAAATTGGCCTTGTGGAACTAGTAAATTCACATTATTAGAACCTATGTAATTTTGTGCCATGCCAATAATAGCTCCCATAAGTGACATTTCACCATGGTGATAGCCAGAATGTTCACTGACATAACCTGCAAGCTGTGCGACTTTAATTTCTTTAACTAAATTACGTTTGAAACAACCAAATAGAACTTTACGTTGTGAAGGTTTTAGTCCATCAACTACACTTGGAATAGCACGTCTAACAGTTGCGAGTGAAAACATAATAAGATCTTTATTAATATAATCTTCATAAGTGATATGTTTATTATTTGGATCAGTTGGTAGTGAATCTTCATTGTAATTATTCATCCATGTCTTTCGATTATTTGCACGTTCTTTACGGAATGCTAAATCAATTGCTTCTGCAGAATCTTCACCCGTCCAGTCATAATGAACAATTTTTGGCGCAGCAAAATATTCTTTGGCTTCTTTAGCAGTACTTGTACCCAAACCTTTATAATATTTAGTACTCCAACCTTTACCATTTTTATTTGCTACTTTCCATTCATCATATTCATGTTCAGAATAGAATGAGATTATTTTTTTACCTTTAGTTACTTTAACAATAGGTGTAAGCATACTAATAATAAATCCTTTCTTTAATAGACCTGGATGAAATGTCGCAAAATAATTCATTACAAGCGCTTTAATATGATAACCGTCTAAATCCTGATCGGCGAAAATTTGTAAACGACCATAGTTAAGTGGCCATACTTTATATTCCTTATCATATGTATTATTAGATTCTAACCCAATAATCTTTTTAACCTTTTCAAACTCTATATTATTTGCAATTTGATCAATACGAGCGTCACGGACATTAAGTGGTTTACCTTTCAATGGAAATATACCATAATAATCGCGGTCTGCGGCTTTCAAACCTGATACTACCAATGATTTAGCTGAATCTCCCTCTGTAAGGATCAAAGTACATTTATGTGCTTCTCTACCACCAGCTTTATTCGCAGGAGTATATTTGTCAATGCCACGAACCGAAGTAGATTTTCGACCATCGGTATCATTTAAAATTTTGCGTTCTTTATATTGTGCCTGTTCAATAATACGATCAATAATACCAGTTTCTGCGAGTTCCTTAACAAAACGATCAGATACTTGGCATGTACTGCCCATATTTTTAAGAGTTGTTGTTAGAGTTTCTTTAGTCTGACCATCAAATTTGGGATTTACAATTGTAGATTTTACAAAAACCATCAATTGATTTTTAATATATGGTTTCTTAATATCCAGTTCCTTATTGCGTTTTTTGACTTCTAAAATCATTTTATCACAGATCTGATCTACGATATAATCCACATGTCTACCTCCACGAATAGTATTGATACCGTTTACAAACGAATATTGTTCAAATGTATCATTATTATTATAAGTTGCCATGATTTCCCAACGTGAATTACATACTTCATGGGCATAATCTTTAGCATCTCCAATATACATAGTAGCATATTTATGAAATGTGTTTACAGTAATATGTTCACCATTGAAATATACTTTAACACCACTTCCACACCATGCTGCTGTATCCCATGCACGTTTTTTGAATAAACTAAATACTTGATCATCGAGTCCTGTCATGTCAAAATATGTGTAATCTGGATGAAATTTAATTCGTGTAAAAGCATCACCAGTATAATTTTCTTCAATAGTTGGTTCATCTGATACAGCCATATTATCATGAAAATGCTGCTCATAACGACGTTTACGTTTACTATCAACTGTTTCAACTAAGAAATCAGTGGAGTAAATATTAGCTAATTTTGCACCAATACCATTCTTTCCACCTGTTGTTTTTTGTTGATTATCATCGTAATTTTCACCAGTTAAAAGTTCACCAAAGATAAGACCTGGTGGCCATTTGTTATGCTCTTCCATGAACACAACGTCAATTCCACGACCATTATTAATAACTTCAATAGTACCGTTTGTTTGATCAATGTTAATATAAATACGTGTTACACGATCAACTTTAGCACGTGCAGCTTTGGATTTGGTATTGTTGTATTCATCTTCCATACGTGTATGTTGATCAATTGCATTTACAATAATTTCATCATAAACTTTGTAAAATGCTGGAACATAATTAATTTTCATACGACGAATTGTGTCAGGTTTTCCAGTTTCTTCATTTTTTGAAATAAACACAGGTACATTTGCTTCATTATGTTCAATACTTCCAGCATAAGTATCTGGACGTTTTAATACATGTTCACGTTGATCCATCTTACGATACTTTCCAGCATCATGTTCATCTTGTGTCTTTTGTGATTTAGGTACTTTGGATTTGATTTTCTTAGTTGTGGTCGTTGCTTTTGATGATGTACGTGCCATGATTAATTACTTGTTAAATGAATAATTTAAGATTCGTAAAATTTGAAGAACAAATACTTATCTATAGTTTGATAGGTTTAAATTAATTGTGTATTAGAATTTCATTAATTACAATCGAATTTCAAGTTTTGCTTTTATTATATTATTATATAACTTAAACTACGCTATATTTCGTTTAATTTGTACTAATCCTGTAATGAATTTTATAGATTTACTTGAAATTGAGAAATCAAAACAATACCCACGTGCTAGAATAATTGAAAACATTAAATCACGTATCAAATTACTGGAATAATTGTCTATTAAAATTTTCACTTAAAGAGATGCGACAATATGATAATATCGGAGAAATCCTAACGTATTATTTTAAACTTATTAAGCTTTAACGCCTTTCAAACTTTTAATCTAAATTTCTATTCAATACATTTTCGACAAATTAAATAAAATGTCTCATTCTGAATCTAACCTAATCCAATCAACCCAACCCAATGAAGCACCAAATAATAATGAAACAGAAGACACTCACCCATATACTGGACATATTATTGAATACACATCTTTTGATGACATGAATCTTAAAACGAAACTATTACGCGGCATTTATGCTTACGGTTTTGAGAAGCCAAGTCCAATTCAATCTCGTGCAATTGTACCAATTCTCTCTAAAAAGGATGTTATTGGACAAGCGCAATCAGGTACTGGTAAAACAGGTACATTCCTAATTTCGACACTACAACGTGTTGATGAAACTCTGAAACATCCACAAGCATTGATTCTTGCTCCAACACGTGAGCTTGCAAGTCAGATTTTTAATGTATTAGAAAGTCTAAGTTCTTATCTTGATGTTAAATTAATTCTTCTTGTAGGAGGTGGAACACGTCGTGAGGATATTCGTGCACTAGAAGACACGCCACGACAAATTGTGGTTGGTACACCAGGTCGTGTATACGATATGCTTAAAAATCGATCTCTTTCATCTAAGGAGCTACGTATGTTTGTCCTAGATGAGGCAGATGAAATGCTTTCTCGCGGGTTTGAAGACCAAATTTACGAAATTTTCCAATATATCCCACAGACATGTCAAACTGTTTTAATGAGTGCAACTATGCCACCAGAAGCTCTTAAGATTACAGAAGACTTCATGGACAACCCTATCAAAATTCTTGTACAAAACGAAGAACTTACACTAGAAGGTATTAAACAATTTTATATCTCTATTGAAAAGGAAGCATGGAAACTTGAAACACTTGTTGATATTTACAGTAAACTCCAAGTAAATCAGTCTATTATCTATTGTAATACAAAGCGTACGGCGGATTGGCTCGTTGAACAGCTAAATAGTCGCGAGTATTCTGTGAAATGTATTCATTCCAATATGAAATCAGATGAACGTAAATCTGTCATGCAAGAATTCCGTGATGGTGAACTACGTGTAATTATTGCAACAGACATTATTTCACGTGGTATTGATGTTCAGCAAGTTAGTATTGTAATTAATTATGATATTCCCCCACTTAAGGATGTATATATTCACCGTATTGGACGTAGTGGTCGTTTCGGTCGTAAGGGAGTTGCAATTAATTTTGTAACACAAGATGATATCAATAAGCTAAAGATGATTCAGACATATTACCAAACGAATATTCAGGAGATGCCAACTGATATTTCTGAGTTCATTTAAGAGAAATATTATAGCAGAATGTTTATAAATTGTCGTCTAGATTATTGATTAACTGAATCATAGATTTATTTATTTTAATTATTAATTATTAATTATTAATATGTCTTCTTCACAATCTCAAGATAACCTGTATAAAGATAAATGTCTATATATTGCAATGAACGTAATGCTATCTAAGATACAGCGATTGGAAAAAAAAGTTGCGCAATTAGAGGCTCAACAATCATCTAAACATCCGAATGAATGTGTATCTTCACTAAAAAAACGTATAAATATGATTGAATTGCGACAAAATGAAACAAATAATAGTAATAGTAATACAGGATCAGCGTTAGATGCATATTTAAATGACATTGATTTAGTTGAGAATTTTCAATTAGAAAAATTAAATAATAGTGATAAGAAACAAATAAGTGATAAATAAGTGGTCATTTATTACAACACTTTATACATATTGTTATATTACACTGTTCTATATCAGTATATTATTTAAATTAATAATTTGATTTATAATAATAATTATAGGTGAATTCTATTTTAGTATTGTCAATCGATTTGTGATACGTCTATTATGTGAAAGATATATATAATAAATATACTATCTTTATATACTAACTTGACATTTTGTTCAATTTAAATTAATATTTATTTTGTAAAAATGAGTCGTATAAATGGAAGCCGTCGCAATAATTCAAATTTAATGGATAATAATTCTTTAACCACAGATACAGAAGAGCAGGTTAAAAAGTTACAGGCCGAAGTACAACTCCTCAAATCTATGATTGCAGAAGAACGAGATACAAGTGGTGAAGATTTGGAAATGTATTTAAGTGATAAAGAACGTGTAATAATGAAAAAAATGAATACTATGAGTAACAAGATTACAGAACAAAGTGTATTTGTCAAAGATATTTTAAATAAACCTGTTATGGAAATTGTTCATAATTGGTCTGCTACACATCAAGATATATTACATGATACAGCTGATCTATTTACACAAACAAATGTAATTGAGAATATGAAAAATAATAATAAATGGTGGCAACCCCTTGGGACTTTTTTAAAACAGTTTATACATATATTAACTAGCGGAGAACGCATGTTTTACGTTGGACTCACCGTTTTATTCGCTGGATTAATTTTCGTATTCATTAATATAACGAGCTAAACATACTTTTTGGAAAAGTAAAATCAAAATTTAAGAAAAGTTTATACAAAATATCTAAGTAATATCAAAACATACTATTGGGAAGTTTATACAAAATAATAAAAATTCAGTTATGATATCAATCAAGGTTAATGGTTCTATGTTAGCATTCATATTGCTAATTCTTGTAGCAAGTCTATTTTTCATTAACAATTTTTCCGCTATGAAGAAACAGATTAATAACAAATAATTGTATTTAACATTCATATTCTTCAATGTCTTTCACATATTTTTTATTCCATATTTCATCTTGGCTATTATTCCATCCACGTTTCAAATTATATTCTCCAGGTGAACGTCCACTATTTCCAAATAATAATGTGTCTTCCTTGCTACCTACATGTTTACATAATGTTTTATGCGTATGACCGAAAATCCACGCCACTAAATTTTGCTTCTCAAATAGTCCATGTAAATGTGTATAATAACATGCATTTAGTGCATCACCTTTATATTCATTTGGTATAGACAAATAACTTGGTGCATGATGTGTAATTACGATACATTTTTTGTTTTGATTATAGGGATCATTTAGGTAATGTGTTATACTAGTAATTGCAATTTTGTGTAATTGTTTCCATTTTGTTGTATCAAGATTTGGTATTTTATGGAAATCATTCATCATCATTAAATCCATTTGAGCAGGCATGGGCCAAAGACTTGTCCATAATGTAGAACCAATAAATGTTACGCCTTCATATACAATCATTTCATTTTGAAGCATTATGACGTCATGTAATGAACATATTTCTTCCATTTCTTCATCATTAAGTTCACTCCAATATTCATGATTACCTGGAACAAATAATATAAGATTGTGTTTGCCGGATTCATTACACATTTGAAGAAAACGACTGAAATGACCTTTATTTTTCTTATTTGGAAGACCTATATCTCCAGCTAAAACTAATACTTCAGCTTCTGGAATCATCCTAGCATATTTATCTACTGATTTATTTACAAATTCTAAATGAAGATCTGACACTACAAACATAGTAAAAGGTAAGTCCATTTGTTTAGACACCGTTAATAAATCATCCACATCATTCAAATCAATAGTTTCCATTTTATTTATTTAAAATTGTTATTTATTATTTAGTAATTTATTCTTTAAATTAAAGGTAAATAATCAAGTATCATAAATTAAAATGGTTTGTCCAATTTGTTTAATTGATCCAAAAGGTAAATTTCAAATTAAATTTCTCTGTAAACATGTATTATGTTTGTCATGTTTCCTTAAATTAAAAAAAGATTCATGTCCAATGTGTCGTTCCAAATTTATAGATAAATTACCTAATTATTTACGTGAATATTTTACAGCGATTATAGGTGAAGTTCAACAGCCTAGGAGAAGCGCGCCAAATATAGGTGATGAATATGAATTCCCACCACTTTAATTTTATATAATAATATTATATATTATATATTATATAAATAATATTATATATTATATATATATATATCGTTTTTATTCAAATGAATTATATTATAGATCCAATTAGTAATGAAAAATTCAATGTATTTTCAGTTAAAGGGAAGGAGTTAATAAAACAGCTTATTCGCACATATCAATCAGGTATTCAATCTGGCGGGTCAAGACAACAAATAATGAAACAATTCAGAATAGCCCAATTTGGTGGAGATTTAAGACCTCCACCTTCAGAACTATATCCACCTATAATATTTCCAATTGTATCTTTCACAACTGGTGATATGACTATTGGTATTGAACATTTTTGTGGAAAAAATGAGGATGACGAACCTGCACGTGGATCACCTATAGTAATTGAAGATGGCAATAAAGATACTGTTAGAGCAATGGTTAAAGTACATTGGAAAACACCTAGTCATACAGGTGCACAATTGTTCTATAGATCTACTGGCACAAATTCCGCAGATGCAGGAGCATGGTATCCTACAAATGGGTTTTTGTATACATATGACGTTGAAAATCGCCTCCCTCGTGAACTGGGCGGCATGTCAAGTTTGTCATCAATTATATATAAAGAACCATTTTTAATAGTTAAAGGTAAACCAGATTCAACTAATCGCTATGGTCAATTTCCAATACTACATTTCATTGGACAAATTCTATTGAAAAACCCAGAAGACATAGCTGCAATTTCTGGTGAAATAGATAAGATTCGTAAATATCCTGAAAATAAAATGACAGGTGCAGAAGACGTATTTATGGAATTTTACAAAAAACATATTGAAAATGTTCAAAGTGTATTGTATCCTAATTATAAAGGACCACTAAGATATAGTACAATAGATGAGTTATCTCCCAAATCTCCTCAATGTGACTTGCTCACTATTAACATGTGGAGTGGTTCTAATGTTATTTGGGATATCAATGCCCCTAGAGGTCAAACTATAGATCCAAGAAATAGTGGAGGGTATTTTGAAATTGATTCAAATAAATATTTAATGCCAGTCGAAGAAATATTGAATGGTACAAATACTCATATACCACAAGTTATAAAACAACAAGTTGAATATCAAACTGCGTTTACAAGAACATATGATGAACTTATAGAGATTGGAGAAGACTTAATGGAAATTAGCAGATCATTTGTAGATAAAGTAATGGAAATTAACAAATCAATCGCAGCGGAACAACAATCGGGGACGAGGGGAGAAGGAGGCGGAGGCGGAGGCGGTAGTGGAAGTGGAGGAGGCGGTGGCGGTGGCGGTTCAAAACAATCACCTAAACCATCTAAACCTCGTAGTGGAAGTGGAGGAGGCGGTGGCGGTGGCGGTTCAAAACAATCAACTAAACCATCTAAACCTCGTAGTGGAAGTGGAGGAGGCGGTGGCGGTGGCGGTTCAAAACAATCAACTAAACCATCTAAACCTCGTAGTGGAAGTGGAGGAGGCGGTGGCGGTTCAAAACAATCACCTAAACTTCGTAGAGGCAGTAGAAATAGAAAACAAACAAATTGGTTTCAACCTAGATAAATTTTCAGATAACACAAATTATATTTTTTATTTATAAGAGGTAATAACGTAAATTAAACAAATGTCATCTAAATCTATTAAAACAAGTGCTGTAAGTATATTTGGTGCAGTTTCACAATACTTTTCAAAACCAGATGAAACTTTAAATCATACATCACAACTTGTGGAATATGATAGTGACTTTGATGTCTATAGTGATAGCGATGATGAACCTGAAACAAACTTAAATAATAAAGATGGTGGCGGTTTAAAAACTAAAACAAATAAAAAGAAAACAAAAGATAGTCTAAATACAGGACTAATGTCCAAAAAGAAGATCCTACATATCGGAACTACCCTTCAAGGTATTGTCCAAACAATGAAAGACAGTGGTGGTAGTAGTGATTCTAGAATTCCAGTTCCAAAAATTGTAGTAGTTGGTAGTCAAAGTGCAGGTAAATCATCTCTATTGAATGGGATTCTATCATTTGATCTATTGCCAACTGATAAGAGCATGTGTACTCGTGCGCCTCTACATCTTGAACTTATACCATCAAAACAAGATGCTGTTGCTGAATTTGGTAATTATAACTGTCATACAGGTTTATGGGATACGATTTGTGAAGTACCATTTGAATTACCCGTACCAACTAAAGCACAACGTGATAAAATTCGCGATCAAATCAACATAATTACAAATAAACTAGCTGGAAATGAATCTAATATTACCAATAAACCAATTAACCTAAAAATTTACGCTCCAAATATTCCAAATCTAACTATGGTAGATCTTCCAGGTATGGTTATGGTTGCACGCACAGATAAAGGTCAACCAACAGATATTAAAAATAAAATTAATGAACTAATTTCATCTTATATTGAGGAACCGAAGACAATTATTTTAGCTGTTATGCCTGCACGCACAGATATTGAAGCTGATATTGCTATGGAACTTATCAAACGACATGATCCAGAAGGTAAACGCACAATTGGTATATTAACAAAAGTTGATCTAATGAATGTTAATACTGATGTTTCCGACTACCTACAAGGTAATGTTTCACGTGATCTTCAACTAAAATACGGATATTATGCAGTTCGCAATCGCGCTCCAGAGGAATCAAAGAAGATTTCAGTGGTAGAAGGATTCCAACGTGAGAAAGCATTCTTCAAAAATCACCCTGCATATGGTAATCTAACAGGTAGTTCTAAAGCGCATCTCGGTATTCCAAACATGACAAATCGTATCAGTGACATTCTTGTACAAAATATCAAACGTTCTCTGCCACATATCTTAACTAAAGTAAATGAACGTCTTGTGTTTTTGAATCAAGAGTTTGTAGCTTTAGGTAATCCATTGCCAGAGACTGAAGAAGCTAAAACCGCATTTGCACACAATCTACTTACTAACTTCACCCGTTCTTTATGCGATGCTCTAAATAATCGTGGGTCGCCTTATGATACTGGTCGTTGTATTAAGGAAATTTTAGTTAAATACAGAGAACAAATTCGCGGAGAAAATCCATTCAATGAACTTAATACAAATAAGAAACTAATTCAGACAACTATTAAGAATAGTGCAGGTAATCACATGACATCTCCATCACCACCTATAGAGGTATTAGAACAATGTTTACGCGATATTAATTCCCAACCTATGATGAAACTTACAAATACCAGTAATAAATGTATTAAAGATGTGTGTGACCAAGTAATTTATCTAATTGAAACTTTATTGAAAAATTGTCCAATTTATCGTTTCCCTAACCTATATAAGAAAATTAAAGGTGAATTGAATGGTAACTATATTATTGAAGCACTAGAAAAAACACGTACAACAGTTGATAGTTTAATGTATCGTGAACAGAACTATATTTGGACTGATGATGAACATTTTCATGAGCTTTTAGGAAATGCAAATGCGGGCGGTGTAGATAGTGAAGCTCCATCTATTGTAAATTATGTAGAACAATCTAATTTACATGTACAGCCTAGTTCTCTAACACTTAAATCTGGTGTAAATACACTTCTTAGACAAAATCAAAAACAACTGTCACATTCACAATCTAATTTCCCAAGAACTGGTCCACCAATTAGCAGACAAAAATTGAAACAAAATAATAAGAAACCTGATCTAATTAAGCGTATGAATAATCTATTGAAAGCATATTATGATACCTATATTAATATAATGGTAAATGCAGTTCCAAAAATTATAATGTATGATTTCATTCATAATATACAAACTATATTAATGTGTAAGTTCAATGAATGTGTTCTTAAATTACCAATCAGTGAATTGTTAGAGGAAAATGGTGAACGTGCAAAGAAACGCAAGATTTTAACAGAAGAAAGAGTGAAATTAAGTAATATAAAAAAGGTTATACAAGATATTTGAGTTATTTTTAATTAATTTAAATTAATTCAAGTCAGAAAACAATGTTTATTGTCACGTCTTTAGGTTCAATTAGGATCCCCGGCAACGGCCTCCGATGGGTTTTTTCATGAGATTCGTTGTACCATTAAAACAGATTTGGCGCAAAAAGTCCCAGTGACAATCAATTTCAACAGGATTACTTTCCCCGGAAACCCCCAGAAACTCAAGTTTGTTGCCGGAGCAGCGAAGCACAATCAGTTCTGTCGCTTCCATCAGATTCAACGACGTAAGACGATTGGCACGCACGTCCAGAAACTCAAGTTTTGAACAGAACGGTATGACCGACAGATCCATTATCCGATTATGATGACAGTTCAAATGTTTGATGAAAGGCATACACCCCGCCTGGAGACTACTCAGATTGTTGAAGCTGCAGTTGAGGTGAACCATATCGCGGTTGTAACCTAGAGTTGAAAGCACTTGAATCAAATTAACGCTACAGTCAAGCTTCTTGAGATTTGGAACCTGGCTGGTGTCGAGATCTGTGAGACAACATCGTGCACATTGAATATCGACAAGTGCCGGTGTGCCACGAATTTGCAGAGTTTCGATAGGGTTGTTACTGCAATTGATGTGTGTCAGCGAACAACAGTTGTCGACATCCACATACAAAAAGTTATTACCTGTAGCGTTGACGGTGCGAAGGCGCGGAAAATCTTCCAAGTGAAGCACTCCCACAAGTCCCAGATCGTGTACGTCAATAGACACAACAAACTTGGACCCCGTTCCAGGGTCAGTCTCAAGCGTCACGCCGTCCATGAAGGGAACGTTTAGGTTTGTAGCGGCTTTCGAGAACATGCTTGATAGGGTTTTACCATCGTCACGGATTTTGCCAGATTCTTTCTTTGTCTGCGTTTGAGTCGAGGTTGCCATGGTGAAAAGTTGTTGTTTGTAGCTTGTTGTTAGTTTTGTATATAGAGTTTGTTAAATTTGACTGAAAATTATAGACGACGCGGAGGGACTGAGTGAAGGAAAATTATAGTTGTAAGTCACTTCTAAATTTCACATTGAATGTTTTGAAACATAATTCACAAAGAATGTTATTTAAACATAATTCACATTTTTTATATAGATTACTTTCAAATGAATAGCGTTTATTTATTTTTACGATTAACATTACTCGCCTTTTATCCTGATGGAACAAAGGTACGTTTAGACGAAAATACTTTAACATATCGTTTACCAGGTTGGTCACAAGGTGTTTTACGATGGACTTTTGGAGAAACACGTGAAGATATTTTACAGATTAAAGAACACATAGATAATGCATTATTCTTATTTAAAAACCGAAATATTAAATATGCAGATACTATATTACTCTGTGTACACAAAGCTATACTGCGTCTTAAACTATGTTATATACAAACGACAGAAATAAAAGACTTTTTGAATGGTATTGATCGCCAACTAAAACAATTTATAGATACAAGAGGTCAAGTTGAAGAGGCTACTACTGTATGTCAAAATTCACGAATGAAACAGATAATAGGTAAATGGACTTTCACTGATATACATTTTGTTAATCTCAATATAAAATGTATATTAGAATTAGAGAAACGTGAAAAAACAGATTACAAAAATGAATTAATTAATAAATATATTGAAACAATTGATGAATATACAATACACGTCAATAATAGAACATAATTACCGAAATTAAATTGTCAAATAAATTGTTGTTGGCAATGCATTTTGAATTGCTTTAACCATTTTAGAATATGATGTAAATTTCTTTAATTCTGCAGAAAACATTTCCTTATAAATTAGGCGTGACACATAGTATAAATATATATTCAAATCTTCAATGGTATGAAGTTTACTTAAATATATGGTTTGACGTCTATTTGCAGATTTTTGTGCTGCAGTTCTTGTCATGGGTATTGATAAAGACTTATATATATCTTTATTAATATAATCTTTATTTTGACGTCTATTTGCAGATCTTTGTGCTGCAAGTTTTATTGAAGATTTTCGGTGTTTTGTAGCTTGTTCTGCCATAAATATTAGAGAAATCATACTATTTGATAATTATGTGTAAAATTTAATTTAATTTAAAATAATTTATATACAATATATGTTTTTTTCTTTTAAATATGCGTGACATTCGATATATTTTTTAATTTTAAATACTAAACATATATGCGATTTAACAAACTATTTCAGTTTATTTATAATTTTCAATACTCTCTACTTCTAAACTTTAAAATGACTGATTTTACTACTAAAGTAATTTCAATTTTCCGCGAATATCGTATAGATCAAACCAAACAATCAGAAGCTATACAGCAAATACTTGAAGATGAATCTACTACTGATGAAGTATTAAAAGAATTCATTCATACACAACCTAAAATTGTAAATCGTATGCTTCATCTATTATCTTCCAATGAAAATACAATTAAATTATCAATTAATTTTGCAAAATTGATTCCAGATGACATTGAACATTATCCACTAATGTCTTTAAAGGTGAACATTTATGCAAAAACAAAACAAACTCACAGATTAGCTGTTGAAATTGTTAGAAAAATGCCAAATAAAACAAAGCGACTTTATATGCCTATATTCCAAGGTTATTTGAAATGGAAACCGATAATAGCCTTTACATTTCTATATCAATTTCGTCATTGGTTTCCATTAGAATACAATGATATTCGTCCATTTATTGAAACATCTAACGCTGGTACATATTTTGAAATTGATTATTCTAAATTATTCGAAATACTACAACTATACAACATTAGATTAAAGGGTACCTTCTATACTAATAGTGAAAATGCAGAAGTATTCACAACATTATCTGGTAATGTAGAGGGAATGAGTCGTGTTACTGTATCATCAAGACAAATTAGTGAGATTCGAACTCTATTTAATCAAAAAAATTTTTCAAAAGGTAAGACAAGTCGTGCTAAATATAATTTTGAGAAATTTCTAAAGGAACAAAATATAGACGGTATTAAATATGATATGTTTGTTGATGGAAATAATATTTTACATTATCATGACCGTCGTGTGAATATGAATGGATTCCAGCGCTTGAAAAATGCATATGACCGTCTTGTACGAATGGGATATAACCCACTTATTATCATTCATCGTCGTCACAGAGATAACCTAATTAAATTTGCGAAAACAAAAGGACATATTGAGCGTATGTTGGACACAATCGATATTTATTATACACCATATGGAATTAATGATGATATCTTCTTTATGTGGGGAGGATTTGTAACTCCAGGTTCTTATATTGTAAGTAATGACAAATTCCGTGATCATATCTTTCGTACACAAACACAGAGTAAAAAGACTAAACAAACACATAAAAAAGGTGGAGGAAACACACATATAAAGAAACAACAAAAGAGTTTGAAAAAACAACAATTACATACACAAATGGATGATGAACTTCATCTGAAACGATATTTCGATCAATCAATGGTTACATATAATTTCTCTACAAGAACAGATATAACTTTCATATTTCCACCACCTATATCACGATGCACACAATTTAATCATGTAGATTCAAAATGGTATATACCTACTCTAGATAAAGATGGAACAGATAAAAATCAATGGTATATAATTTAAAAACACGCAAATAAATAAAACTTTAAAATAAAAATTATATATTTATTTTTATGATAGACCTCTAAGAATTATAACTGCCCCAGCAGTGAAAAGTTATACTACAGTTTGTACGACGAATGAATAACAAAATAAAAACTAATTATATATTGATATTAATTTATTTATTAATTCATTCATTTATTATAAATTTATCTATTTAACTGTGTTTTGTATGGAAAATACTAATTATAAAACATATTTTCAGTCTGAGTTTAAAAAACTATCTGAAACAGGTTTAGAACATAGATTACAAGATTATCGCACAAATTATTCTTATGATAACCCAAAACAATTAGACAAAGAGTGTAACTTTGACTCTGTTCTTCAAACGCATATACAAAAATTCATTAATACATATTTTAATAATAAAAATTACTACAAAAATATGCAATTTCTAACTGACGTATTACAAACTTCCTTAGATATATTTAAAAATACCCATAATTTAGATGAAAATGATATTAAATTGATATTTTACAATGATATTGTATTAAAAGAACTAGCTGAACGATTTCTTTTCACTTTGCCAAATAAAACTATGATCAATTTAAACTCATTTTTTGAAGAGTCTTTTGAACATGGTATATTTGAATGGACCATATTATTACATCCTCAATTACAAAATTATGATGAAATATATGATAAACTTCAATTTTACCTAGCAAAAGTGTCTAAAATTGTAAACAAATACGTTATAACGAAACGACAAGATATATTTGAATACTTCAAGTATAATAACAAATATAAATCCTATATATTGTTTGAGTTGGCATCTGAATTGGATTCATTATTATTAAAGACAGATGCATTTACACAAATGAAAGCTGCAGGCAATGAAATTAAGTCTATATATATTGGTCCAGGAACTCACACTTATTCATTTTATAATAATAGCGTAGATGCCAATGAAGATGATATTGAATGTATTATGTTGGAAAACAAGCGAGTAAGTCATCCAATTCAAATTAAAATAAAGGAGACAGATACAAGTACTTCTTATTACCAAACATTAAATGTGATTACAACTATTCAAAACTTACAATACATGAATAAATATGATAACAATAATGATAGTAATAGTAGATCAAGTTCTAATCAAACAATAGTTGCAATACCATGTAAATTATTTGACTTTACTCTCTATCATAGAGATAATAATTTTGCCAAACATTTTATTAGTTCAGAAGACAATATACAAGAATATACTTATATAAATAAATACGGGGATGAGTTCAAATTTACGGGTGTTTCATATAAATTTATATGTGACGTGTTAGAGGAACATGTATATGTTAATGAACCATGGACTGTATCTAATTTTAAAGTTTTATATAGTCGTCTAATGTATTTCTATTTCATTGATTTATTCATTAGTGTACATAGTAATCGTATTCGTAATTCTATTGTTTCTCTATTTAAAGAATATATCCTACAATTAATCGAAAGTAATAAAGAATTTACATATAATGATGTTAATAATTCTGAGGCAACATATAATAAGTTAGTTAACAAATATGGGAAAGAAATAGGTAAATATAAAACCCCCCCTCCAAAATTCATTAAATTAGTACAAAAAATACATGATTACAATGAATTACATTTTAAAGACGCTAAATATAAAAAATTTCTAGAACATATACTCGTCAATATAAATATATTTGAAAATGTATTTAATAGTGTATATAGCTATTGCACCAAAAGTAATGATATATTTGAACGCAATTTATATAAAGGAGATATTGAATATATAGTTTAATTTTCGTCTAATAATTCATTCACGTCTTGATGTTGTTTTATTTCTTCTTGCAATTTAGCTTGTTTATCAAACTCTTCTTGTAATTGTCTTTGTAATTCCTCTTGTTCTGCTGTCTCCTGTTCTTGATACATTTTTTCCCCATTGAAATATGTGAAATACATAACCATAGGATCAATATATAATTCTTCTGTATTACCACTTTTTATTTGACCCATCTCTCTACTATCATTTCCGTAATAGACAATTCCATTTGCAGTATAATAATATCCTTCATTAACTGTTGATACAGGAATTAGTTTACCATATACAGGATGACCTAATAGAGCCCAATATAATTCACTTAATTTCGTATATTTTGAAAAATGTCTATTTTGTCTGTAAATTTCGCGACCAAGTTCTGGATGAGTATTAAAATTTGCTGTAATTTGTCCATTAAGTGTATCAAATAATTTCTTGTAAATTTCCTTACGTTCATATTCCATTTTCTTTAATTCTTGTCGCACTTCTTCATATTGTGCTTTATATTCTTCTAATTTGTCAAAATATGGTTTATATTTAGGATGTTCTAATATATCTTGTGAAATTTGTAATCCTTTTTTCTCTATAGGTGGTGGTGATAATTCTTTTTTAGGTGGTGATTTTGGTTGCTCTTGTATAGGTGTAGCTTCAGCTGCAGCTTTTGGGGATAAGCTTTCTGCAACTTCCTTCGCTTTTTCAATAGTTTCGCTTAAAATATTGTCTGTTCCATCTTTATTTTTGAAGGCTGTTGCGATTTTATTTAGAAATTGCATAATTTATGTTATTTATATTCTTTTGTCTTAACTTTTTTTAAAAATTTGGGTTTTAATTTAAATCTATAAAAATTATAGAAAAGTATAATTTTACTATATAATTAATACACATATTGTAACACAACTGAACCTGGTGCTGATGTACAGGTCTATTATAGGTAAATATGATGCTATGCCATCTGACGATTGTCATTCTATAAGATTTTTATTATTCACGGCAAAGTGGTGTGAAGCATGTCGCAATATCGAAGCACTTTTTGATGAAAGAAGTGAGATATTTAAAAAAAAAGCTGATTTTCTTAAATTTGATATAGATGAAGATGAAAATGATCAAATTGCTGTACAATATAAAATATTAAAAATTCCGACTATAATTGTTATTATAAATAACCGTATTGCAAATCATATTAATGATCATTTAAATGATAAAAATCTTGATATAATTATTAAAACATATCTAACTAAACCAATTAATGAAATTAATCGCAGACAATTATTAATGCGAATTAATTCAAATAGTAACATTCACAGTTATGATGAAGAACATATTATATCAAGTTAATAACAAACTTAATAAACATTCGTTAATTTTTAGTAGTTTTGATTATCACTACAATAGAAGAATTTTAAGTTGACTAGATTCCCAATTTCAGATACTTACACTTTAAAATTGAACATTCTCAAGTTTATAATGCAATATCATATAAATTCCAATAAAAGCTATAGTGTTCTCTATAATATATATAATAAATCTAGCGGAAATAACGTATTTATCTATCAGGTGTTATATATAGGTTAATACTTATATATGTAATTAGTATTTTATATATCAATATTTCCAACGAAGTTATCAAATTATCAAATTATCAAATTATCACACTTTTATTGTAATAATAATCAACTCACAGCACTACCATCTGAAATTGGGAATCTAATCAACTTAACACACTTGGAATGTGAGCGTAATCAACTCACAGCACTACCGTCTGAAATTGGAAATCTAGTCAACTTAACAAACTTTGACTGTAGTAGTAATCAACTCACAGAACTACCATCTGAAATTGGGAATCTAGTCAACTTAACACAGTTTTATTGTAGTAGTAATCAACTGACAGCACTACCATCTGAAATTGGGAATCTAGTCAACTTAACACAATTATGGTGTGATAATAATCAACTGACAGCACTACCATCTGAAATTGGGAATCTAGTCAACCTGACAAAGTTTAGTTGTTATAATAATCAACTCACAGCACTACCATCTGAAATTGGGAATCTAGTCAACTTAAAAAGCTTTGACTGTAGTAGTAATCAACTCACAGAACTACCATCTGAAATTGGGAATCTAGTCAACTTAACACAGTTTTATTGTAGTAGTAATCAACTGACAGCACTACCATCTGAAATTGGGAATCTAGTCAACTTAAAATTGTTTGGCTGTAGTGGTAATCAACTGACATCACTGCCATCTGAAATTGGGAATCTAGTCAACTTAAATCACAGAATTATCATCTAAACTTAAACGTTTTAAAATTAAAATTTAAACATGATTGTAACACATTCGATTAAATTTTTATATTACTACATAAACAAATAACATACTGGAACTAAATAACATACTGTTTCTATACAACTAAATAGCATACATGGAAGTTGACCAGCCACAGGTTGTTAAAGTTGAGACTTTTGCAGGGAAAATTATATGTCGTGTATCAAACACAATTACAGATGAAGAACTAAAAAAACAAATACAAGAAAAGATGAAAACTGAATCAAAAGTTAATATATTCATTAGGAACGATAAATATATTAGATTCGGATTATACGATTCAAGATACAAACTGATGGAAATAAAAAATAAACTGAATGATCCGAATAATAAATTCAACTGGAACTTAGATGTCCCATTGAAAGAGTGGGTAGGATGTACATTTACAGGTAACACGATTGTTAAATTAGATTTGTCAAGTAAGGGTCTTACTGGTTCTCTACCATCTGAAATTGGAAATCTAGTCAACTTAACAGTATTATATTGTAGTTTTAATCAACTGACAGCACTACCATCTGAAATTGGGAATTTAGTCAACTTAAAAGAACTCTATTGTCATTATAATCAACTCACATCACTACCATCTGAAATTGGGAATCTAGTCAACCTAACACAATTATTGTGTAATAATAATCAACTGACAGCACTACCATCTGAAATTGGGAATCAAGTCAACTTAACACAATTATGGTGTGATAATAATCAACTGACAGCACTACCATCTGAAATTGGGAATCTAGTCAACGTAACACGCTTTAATTGTGTTTTTAATCAACTAACAGCACTACCATCTGAAATTGGGAATCTAGTAAACTTAACAACGTTAAATTGTGGTCATAATCAACTGGCAGCACTACCATCTGAAATTGGGAATCTTGTCAACTTAAAACACTTGGAATGTGATCGTAATCAAATCAGAGAACTACCATCTGAAATTGGGATTCTAGTCTACTTAGAATACCTTAATTGCAGTCATAATCAACTCACAGCACTACCATCTGAAATTGGGAATCTAGTCAACTTAGAATTCCTTTATTGTTATAATAATGAACTCACAGCACTACCATCTGAAATTGGGAATCTAGTCAACTTAAAATACTTTAACTGTAGTGGTAATCAACTCACATCACTACCATCTGAAATTGGGAATCTAGTTAACTTAAATCACAGAATTATCATCTAAACTTAAACGTTTTAAAATTAAAATTTAAACATAATTGTAACACATTCGATAAATTTTTTATATTACTACATAAACAAATAACATACTGCAACTAAATAACATACTGTTTCTATACAACTAAATAGCATACATGGAAGTTGACCAGCCACAGGTTGTTAACGTTGAGACTTTTGCAGGGAAAATTATATGTCGTGTATCAAACACAATTACAGATGAAGAACTAAAAAAACAAATACAAGAAAAGATGAAAACTGAATCAAAAGTTCATATATTCATTAGGAATGATAAATATATTAGATTCGGATTATACGATTCAAGATACAAACTGATGGAAATAAAAAATAAACTGAATGCTCCGAATAATAAATTCAACTGGAGCTTAGATGTCCCATTGAAAGAGTGGGTAGGATGTACATTTACAGGTAACACGATTGTTAAATTAGATTTGTCAAGCAAGGGTCTTACTGGTTCTCTACCATCTGAAATTGGGAATCTAGTCAACTTAACACAGTTTTATTGTAGTAGTAATCAACTGACAGCACTACCATCTGAAATTGGGAATCTAGTCAACTTAGAAGAATTTGATTATAATCTAATCGAAGAAGTTCCATAATTGTGAAACATTAGTTTATTTTTTATTTTATTAGCTAAACAAACTCAAATAACCGATTCTATACATATAACCCTGATTCTATACAACTAAATACTTGTGGAAATTACACTTTAAAATTGAACATTCTCAAGTTTATAATGCAATATCATATAAATTCCAATAAAAGCTATAGTGTTCTCTATAATATATATAATAAATCTAGCGGAAATAACGTATTTATCTATCAGGTGTTATATATAGGTTAATACTTATATATGTAATTAGTATTTTATATATCAATATTTCCAACGAAGTTATCAAATTATCAAATTATCAAATTATCAAATTTTGGTGTATCATACACATTTTATATATATATATATATAAACACTTTATACAAATTTAGACAAACATTATGAGTTTTAATAGCATTGTAGACCCTAACACATTACAATCATATTCTATATATTCAAATGAAGGTAAATTATTGCTAAAATCATTAGTTCGTCATTATAAAAAGTATAATACATATACACAAAAAGGTGGAAGCAGCAGCAGTCTCAGTCGCAGTAGCAGCAGCAGTCTCAGTCGCAGTAGCAGCAGCGACAGTTCAAAAGAAGGAGGTGAAGGTGGTGGCGGCGGTGGTGGTGGTGGCGGCGGTGGTGGCGGCGGTGGTGGTGGTGGCGGCGGTGGTGGCGGCGGTGGTGGTCCTGCTGGTGCTGCAGCACGAATGGTTAAAGTTGAGACTTTTGCAGGAAAAATTATATTCAGAGTTCCAGACACAACTACAGATGAAGAACTAGAAACACAAATACAAGAAAAGATGAAAATTGAATCAAAAATTAAGATATTCAGATTTGAGGGGGATTACAACATTATTAGATTCGGGATATATGATTCAAGATACAAACTTATGGAAATAAAAAATAAACTGAATGATCCGAATAATACATTAAACTGGAGCTTAGATGTCCCATTGGACGAGTGGGTAGGATGTACATTTATGGGTAATACGATTACTGAATTAGATTTGTCATTTAAGGGTCTTACTGGTTCTCTACCATCTGAAATAGGGAATCTAGTCAACTTAACACATTTATGGTGCAGTAATAATCAACTCACATCACTACCATCTGAAATTGGTAATCTAGTCAACTTAACAACGTTCTGGTGTAATAATAATCAACTGACAGCACTACCATCTGAAATAGGGAATCTAGTCAACTTAATAACGTTCTGGTGTAATAATAATCAACTGACAGCACTACCATCTGAAATTGGGAATCTAGTCAACTTAACAGATTTATGTTGTAATAATAATCAACTCGCAGAATTACCATCTGAAATTGGGAATCTTGTCAACTTAAAATTGTTACAGTGTAATAATAATCAACTCACAGAACTACCATCTGAAATAGGGAACCTAGTCAACTTATACTACTTTAGCTGTAGTGGTAATCAACTGACAGCACTACCATCTGAAATTGGGAATCTAGTCAATTTAGAATACTTTGACTGTAGTTATAATCAACTCACAGCACTACCATCTGAAATTGGGAATCTAGTCAACTTAACAACGTTCTGGTTTAATAATAATCAACTCACAGTACTACCATCTGAAATTGGGAATCTAGTCAACGTAGAAGAATATGATTATAGTCATAATCCACTCAGAGACAGCGATAGCGACGGTATTAAGAAATTCATTCTCCGCGGAATATTCAATAGGAGCAGCAGCAGCGACAGTGGTCACGGTGGTGGCGGCGACGGTTCAAAAGAAGGAGGTGAAGGTGCTGCTGCTGGTGGTGGCGGTTCAAAAGAAGGAGGTAGAGGTGGTGGTGGTGAAGGTGGAAACAGCGATAGTGACAGTAGCAGCGGAAGTGACAGTGGCGACGGTTCAAAAGAAGGAGGTAAAGGTGGTGGCGGCGGCGGTTCAAAAGAAGGAGGTAGAGGTGGTGGTGGTGAAGGTGGTGGCGGCGGTGGTGGCGGTGGTGGTGAAGGTGGTGGCGGCGGTTCAGAAGAAGGAGGTAGAGGTGGTGGTGGTGAAGGTGGTGCTGCAGCACGAATGGTTAAAGTCAAGACTTTTGCAGGGGAAAGATACAAACTTATGGAAATAAAAAATAAACTGAATGACCCGAATAATAAATTAAACTGGAGCTTAGATGTCCCATTGGAAGAGTGGGTAGGATGTACATTTACAGGTAATACGATTATTGAATTAGATTTATCTTATATTGGTCTTACTGGTTCTCTACCATCTGAAATTGGGAATCTAGTCAACTTAACACGATTAAATTGTCAATATAATCAACTCACATCACTACCATCTGAAATAGGGAACCTAGTCAACTTAACACACTTTTATTGTGATAATAATCAACTGACAGCACTACCATCTGAAATTGGTAATCTAGTCAACTTAACAGACTTATATTGTTATAGTAATCAACTGACAGCACTACCATCTGAAATAGGGAATCTAGTCAACTTAACAGATTTATGGTGCAATAATAATCAACTGACAGCACTACCATCTGAAATTGGGAATCTAGTCAACTTAACAGTGTTTAATTGTAGTTATAATCAACTGACAGCACTACCATCTGAAATTGGGAATCTAGTCAACTTAACACAGTTTTATTGTAGTAGTAATCAACTGACAGCACTACCATCTGAAATTGGGAATCTAGTCAACTTAGAATACTTTGACTGTAGTTATAATCAACTGACAGCACTACCATCTGAAATTGGGAATCTAGTCAACTTAACATAGTTTTATTGTAGTAGTAATCAACTGACAGCACTACCATCTGAAATTGGGAATCTAGTCAACTTAGAAGAATTTGATTATAATCTAATCGAAGAAGTTCCATAATTGTGAAACATTAGTTTATTTTTTATTTTATTAGCTAAACAAACTCAAATAACCGATTCTATACATATAACCCTGATTCTATACAACTAAATACTTGTGGAAATTACACTTTAAAATTGAACATTCTCAAGTTTATAATGCAATATCATATAAATTCCAATAAAAGCTATAGTGTTCTCTATAATATATATAATAAATCTAGCGGAAATAACGTATTTATCTATCAGGTGTTATATATAGGTTAATACTTATATATGTAATTAGTATTTTATATATCAATATTTCCAACGAAGTTATCAAATTATCAAATTATCAAATTATCAAATTTTGGTGTATCATACACATTTTATATATATATATATATATAAACACTTTATACAAATTTAGACAAACATTATGAGTTTTAATAGCATTGTAGACCCTAAAACATTACAATCATATTCTATATATTCAAATGAAGGTAAATTATTGCTAAAATCATTAGTTCGTCATTATAAAAAGTATAATACATATACACAAAAAGGTGGACGCAGCGGAAGTGACAGTCGCAGCAGCGACAGTGGTCACGGTGGTGGCGGTGGCGGTTCAAAAGAAGGAGGTAAAGGTGATGGTGGCGGTTCAAAAGAAGGAGGTGAAGGTGGTGGCGGCGGTGGTGGTCCTGCTGGTGCTGCAGCACGAATGGTTAAAGTTGAGACTTTTGCAGGAAAAATTATATTCAGAGTTCCAGACACAACTACAGATGAAGAACTAGAAAAACTAATACAAGAAAAGATGGATATTGAATCAAAAATTAAGATATTCAGATTTGAGGAGGATGATAGGGTTATTAGATTCGGAATATACGATTCAAGATACAAACTCATGGAAATAAAAAATAAACTAAATGATCCAAATAATACATTAAACTGGAGCTTAGATGTCCCATTGGACGAGTGGGTAGGATGTACATTTATGGGTAATACGATTACTGAATTAGATTTGTCATTTAAGGGTCTTACTGGTTCTCTACCATCTGAAATTGGGAATTTAGTCAACTTAACAGTGTTATATTGTAATAATAATCAACTCACAACACTACCATCTGAAATTGGTAATCTAGTCAACTTAACAGACTTATATTGTTATAGTAATCCACTGACAGCACTACCATCTGAAATAGGGAATCTAGTCAACTTAACAGATTTATTGTGCAATAATAATCAACTGACAGCACTACCATCTGAAATTGGTAATCTAGTCAACCTGGCAGAGTTTGCTTGTCAATATAATCAACTGACAGCACTACCATCTGAAATTGGTAATCTAGTCAACCTGACAGAGTTTGCTTGTCAATATAATCAACTGACAGCACTACCATCTGAAATTGGGAATCTAGTCAACTTAACAACGTTATTGTGTTATAATAATCAACTCACAGAACTACCATCTGAAATTGGGAATCTAGTCAACTTAGAATACTTTGACTGTAGTAATAATCAACTCACAGAACTACCATCTGAAATTGGGAATCTAGTCAACTTAACAGAATACTTTGACTGTAGTTATAATCAACTCACAGCACTACCATCTGAAATTGGGAATCTAGTCAACTTAAAAGAATTTGATTATAGTAATAATCAACTGACAGCACTACCATCTGAAATTGGGAATCTAGTCAACTTAGAATAATTTGATTATAGTAATAATCTAAACGAAGAAGTTCCATAATTGTGAAACATTAGTTTATTTTTTATTTTACTAGCTAAACAAACTCAAATAACCGATTCTATACATATAACCCTGATTCTATACAACTAAATACTTGTGGAAATTACATTTGAAAATTGAACATTCTCAAGTTTATAATGCAATATCATATAAATTCCAAAGAACGATATAGTGTTATCTATAATATATGTGGTAAATCTATCAATAAAAATTCATAAAATTCATAAAATTAAAAGTTATATTCATTTACAAGTGTTTAATTCATCTAATCACTTTCAAATATCATTAACTATATATTTCTGTATTTCTCTTAAAATTATAGGCGGTATTTCTTTATTTTGTTCATTTGGTGGGAAAGCCATCAATATACGTGCCATTACATCTCTTTGAAGTTGACGGAGTTTTGGATATTTTCTATCACTTTTTAACCGTTTCATCTGTTGAATTGCTCTTTGTACTTCTGCTATAGTAATATGATGTTTGTAATTTGTTTTTTTAAGCTTTTTTTTCATGCGATTATTACCTTTTTTATAATCTGTGTTTGTCCATTTATCTTTACATTTTCGATTTGCTGTAGAAATAGCTATAGCAATTGCTTGTTTTCTAGATGTTACTATACTACCATCACGGGATTTCAACTTGCCTTTCTTGAAAATTGCCATATCAGTTCCTATAACTTTTCCACGGCATCTATCATAATCAGTTTGTTTACTTTTTCTTTGGGGAGAACGGCGTACTGGTCTAGCAGTTTGTCTATTTCTTGCTTTTTGTTTACGTTGATTCTTTTGGGACTTTCTTCTTAATTGTTTAGCAGACTTGCGCGTGGCTTTTCTCGTTTTTCTAGACTTTGGCATATAGGAAATTATCAAAACTTTATATGTATTTACCTATAATAAGTACACATTCTTTTCGAAAAGTTCGAAATATATTAGTATCTGAAATTGGGAATCTAGTCAACTTAACTCACAGCATTACCATCTGAACTTAAACGTTTTAAATTCAAATGTAAGTTTCATAATTGTAAAACATTCGATTGTTTTTTATTTTATTACCTAAACAAATAACATACTGTTTTATACAACTAAATCGCATACTAATTCAAAACAAAAACATGGAGGTTGACCAGCCACAGGTTGTTAAAGTTGAGACTTTTGCAGGAAAAATTATATTCAGAGTTTCGAGCACAATTACAGATGAAGAACTAAAAAAACAAATACAAGAAAAGATGAAAACTGAATCAAAAGTTAATATATTCATTAGGAACGATAAATATATTAGATTCGGAATATACGATTCAAGATACAAACTCATGGAAATAAAAAATAAACTAAATGATTCAAATAATACATTAAACTGGAGCTTAGATGTCCCGTTGAAAGAGTGGGTAGGATGTACATTTACAGGTAACACTATTGTTGAATTAGATTTGTCATGTAAGGGTCTTAATGGGTCTCTACCATCTGAAATTGGGAATCTAGTCAACCTAACACAATTATGGTGTAGTGGTAATCAATTGACAGCACTACCATCTGAAATTGGGAATCTTGTCAACTTAAAATTGTTACGGTGTAATAATAATCAATTGACATCACTACCATCTGAAATTGGGAATCTAGTCAACCTAGAATACTTCGATTGTAATAGTAATCAATTGACATCACTACCATCTGAAATTGGGAATCTAGTCAACCTAGAATACTTCGGTTGTAATAGTAATCAATTGACATCACTACCATCTGAAATTGGGAATCTAGTCAACCTAACAAACTTTCATTGTCAATATAATCAACTCACAACACTACCATCTGAAATTGGGAATCTTGTCAACTTAAAAAACTTTGACTGTAGTGGTTATCAACTCATAGCACTACCATCTGAAATTGGGAATCTTGTCAACTTAAAATTGTTACGGTGTAATAATAATCAACTGACAGCACTACCATCTGAAATTGGGAATCTAGTCAACTTAACAACGTTCTGGTGTAATAATAATCAACTGACAGCACTACCATCTGAAATTGGGAATCTAGTCAACTTAACAACGTTCTGGTGTAATAATAATCAACTGACAGCACTACCATCTGAAATTGGGAATTTAGTCAACCTAACGAACTTATGGTGTGGTAATAATGAACTGACAGCACTACCATCTGAAATTGGGAATTTAGTCAACCTAACGAACTTATGGTGTGGTAATAATGAACTGACAGCACTACCATCTGAAATTGGGAATTTAGTCAACTTAACAACGTTCAGATCCGTCTAAGAAATTAAATTGGAGCTTAGATGTCCCATTGAAAGAAAATATTGAACTATTGTATAAATGATTTTGAGTTATTTAATTTAATTTAAACATAAATGTATAAATATATTTATTTGAAGATTAAATATAAGTAATACAAATGGCAAGAACACGTAAAACATATAAAAACATTCGTAATATTTTGCAAATTGAAAATGATATTATTACATATCTGAATACACATTTAGATAATAACAAATCAATCGCGTTATACGGAAAGGGTGGCGTTGGGAAAACATCATTATTACAACGTATTATGCCATATTTTGAAGAAAGAGGTTATACTAATTTTAAGTGTGAAGAAATACCTGTTTCCTTAGGGATGGATACACGCAATGCCAAACGCAGTAATACTTGGGTTATAGAAACACGTGATGAAAATATATTTAATGATGAACGCTTTGTGACATTTGACTTAAGCCTATAGTTTTTAAAGAATGATTTGAACTATTTGTATTGTCTCTACATTTATTTTCTATAAATTCTTTTCGTTTTCGAGTACCAGACATTATTGCTGCTTGAATATCTTTCAATTGACTTTCTACAGTTTTAGGGTTTAAGGTCGTCTCTTCTCTAAAGAACCTATATGCTTCCTTAGTCTTTTCATCTAAAATATCTTCAACTTCTAAATAAGCTTTGTGTAATGCCTCCTTTTTAATAAAGAATAGTTTACATACAAATTTGTAACGATTACCTATAACCCATCCGTTATCATAGTATTCTATATAAGGTTGTTTCTTGTTTGGTATACATAAATTTTTATTTTCAGGATGATCATCATTAAAATGTGTTATAGTAATTAATTTAGATAGTCCAGTAAAAGGATTATCAAAAAGTTCCTTATATTGTTCTTTAGTAATGTAGGAAGTATCCTCAGAACCATAGTTATTTATTTGATTATTTATTTGCAATTGTGTATTATTAGTGATCTGGTTGTTATTAGTAACTTGGTTATTATTAATTTGCGTATTATTATTTGTTGTATTATTGTGACTATTTGATTCCATAATCATCTGTAACAATCCTTGCACTTGAGATGTTAATTCTTCAATTCGTTTTTCTTGATAAATATGTTGTTCTGTAATGGATTTTTGTTTACAAAACTTCTTTTGATGTTGGTATTTAGATTGACGAGTTTTGAATTTTTTTTCACAATAGTTGCATTGGTATTGTAATTCTTCAGTATTTTGTTTTTCGTCATTTAAATCACCATCTTGTGTAGTATTAGATTTGGAACATTTATTAACATTTACATTTGGAGTAAAAACATTTACAAAACATTTACGCTCGGTGAGCCCATATTCTTTTAATATAGTCTCTCTCATTACGTTAGTTTTTTTAGGTGGGCATATATTCTTTTTTGTAAGATGTTTTTTGAAATTATATTTTAATTCGGTGTTATAACCACAACGTGTACACGTAAATCTGGGCATTTTATATATATTATTTACAATTCTATACCATGTAAATATATTAGAAAAAATCTATTTAAGTCATAATCATTTACTACTTTTTGTAGTATTTTGGATGAAATGTAAATGTTGCTCAAATCGGGGGGGGGGAAACCCTTAGATTGGAACCATCAAGGTAATTTAATGAGGATCTCCCTATTAAATTTAATATAGTTGATAATATTAGAAGTTTACAAAAAGTTTACTCAACTTGTCCAGTTTGTGAATTAATTTTAAATAATTCTTCATCCAATTCTATAATTTCTAATGTAAATGAATGATCATATCCATTAAATTCAACCAATTCGCCATTATTATCTACAAACTTAATCTCAATTTCACTTAATTCTCTAACAGGTTTATCATAGAACTCCTTGGGTGTCGATGTGAAGGTGTCATAATATATGGAACCACTACCAGATGGCAATAATATCTTGGCAAATATATCATTAATTGTATTTGTAGATGTATTTTGTATAGTACCAAATCCAATAATACACATATTAATATAATCATTCTCGATATTAACGGGTGCATCTCGTACGCGTTTAAATACACTTCCACTGGTACCTATAATATGATTGTCTATAAATAAATTGTTACTTTCGAGTAAAGTCAAATTTTTATATAAAGAACTAGATGGTACATAAACTGAAATGTCAGAAGAAGATATGAAATCGGTCTGGTATTTCTGTAAATCAATGAAAAATTTGTTACTAGGCAAAAGTGGATTATCATCAGTATAAATAATCTGTTTGACTTCATATCCATTGGGATGTTCTAATATATTTTCTTTATCTCTGAATTGGATTTGACCACCGTGACCTATATATTTACCTTTAATTACAACACAATTGAAATTACGACCTGTTTCATATATTTTACGCCATCCATCTATAGAATGTTCAACAACTGTATTTGTAGTAAAAGCGTTTTGAATAGCAACAGATGCACCTCCTCCGGCACCATTTGCGTTTGCAGTACCAGCAGGTAAAGTAACGGTATAAGAATCGCGATTTGTCACAGATACAATACTAGTTGTAATATTAATTTGAGCTGCTGTAATATTATTAGTTGTGGTTGCTCCTGAAATTGTAATATAATCACCAGCAATTAACCCATGACCGGTATGGGCAATTGTAATAGTTGCAGATGTGTTTGTTGTAGTGATTGGATTATTAGCAAGAGTCGTTGTTGTTGCAGCAATTGTTGTATCATTTGTAAAACTATAATCGACACTAAGTTGTTGTTTAACACCATCAAGATATAATTCGTGAGTTGTATGGTCGTCTACAGCTATAACACCACTACCATCGGTTTTTGTATATAATTGATTAAAAACGAACACAGAACCTTTAGATTTTTCTCCAGTAGCATTTGAACCATTTGCACCAACTAATACATTTAAACCATCATATGACATCTCAAAACCAAAACGGTCATTGGTAATAGGACTTGAATGTTCCAATATAGATGATTCGGTCCAGGTAGTACCAGAACGTAGAAATACATGTACTTTACTACCAAATCTTGAAGCAATAACACAATATGACGAACATGGCGAAATTCTCACGGCACCACCAAAATTTTCATTTGTAACACGTGTACTAGGAACTAATTTCTGTTGTATAGTCCATTGCGTACCAGTTCTGAAATACATATATGCAGAACCATCATTTGTAGCAGTGTCATCCATATCCGGTGCACCAGAAAGCACATATTTACCACGTATATCACATCTGTCGCCGAAATGTGCATCAGCACTCATATTATTTGTACCATTTGTTAATTGAGCAAATAGAGTAGCTTGTCTGCCCCATTGGTCTCGTCCATTTTGATGTTTATAATACACATAAACTAAACCACAATCATTTATTTCACTACTTCCATTCCATCCATGTGCTTTATTTGCACTAATTACGATATAATCTCCATCTATATGTGTAGAAAACCCGAATTGTTCAGTATTATTAGTAGAAACATTATCAGTATCATTTGAGCCGGGATATGTAAATGTCTTAATTAAACCCCAATTGTCAGTTCCACCTGTATTTTTTTCATGTAAATATGCACGATTACCAGTACTATTTGCAGCAGACGAACCGAATAGAAGATAATTACCGTTTAAACTAGGACGTCTACCAAAATGAGTAGTTGTAATACTATAATCACTAACTGTATTCCATACTTTTAATTGTTCCCAGTTTGTGCCGACTCTTTTGTATAAATACATACGATATTGACCAATAGCGGAAATAGCTAAATAATTCTGAGTAATTGCAATAAATTCACCAAAACTAGATGCCAGTCCAGACAATGTAGCAGGTATTGTAATAGTTTTCTGTAATGCATATACACCAGTTGCCTGATTTTTATAATATACATATACATTACCATCAGTAGTAAGTTTTGTACCAACTGCTAAATAACTACCTGAAATATCCAAACTATTACCATATTGTTCACCTACAGTTGGTGTTGGAGCTTGAATATGTTGACTTTCATTACGTTCACCTACATTAATTTCAGTACCAAATACACCAGTAGTACCAATTTGTAAACTACTACTGTTGCTACTTAATGTTTCTTGGCGACTAAATCCTGTATCACGCCAATATAATTCTTTTTCATGCGGCGTTTTATTTTGTACATAGAATCCTCCTTTAATTGGTAAATTGAAATCATCAGTCCACAAATATTGACGTCCATCTTGTTCAATATTTGGATACAATTTATAGAAGCCATCAGGCACTGGTACAGTTTGTTCAATATTATAAGATGTTTTAGTTGTTACACTATTCAATGTCGCACGTTCTGTTACATACTCAGAATAGTTATCAAATGATAGTTGTGGCAATGACATACCCTTCATACCACTGATATACACGTCTTTCTGTGTATATTTATTGAATGCATTGGCACCTTCTGTATATTCACCATTTTTAGCTGTTATATCTTCCATCATTTCCGGACCTTGATAGAAAATTTTCGTGTACCATTCACCACGTACAAGTATATTTTGTGTAGCTAAATAATTATGACGAACAATATTGTTATCTAAAATAGTTGGTGCCAACTTAAATACATAAGTTCCTGATGTATATGTTTGAATTAAAGTGTTTTGTAAGGTTAATGTAGACCCACTCTTTTGTGTAACACGATTGCGTAATTCTCTATAATATCCTACATCCCCCTCAGTACCACTATAAGAATTCCAACCAATAGTAATAATATCACCTACAACAAAGTAATTTGGGTCTGTAACTTCAATTGTACTTCCGTTCGCTGCAGCAGAAGATGATAGTGTAGTTGCATAGGCTTTTTGTACAACATAGGAATTTAGAGCATGATCATTTAATAATCTAAATTGGAGAGTTAGTATATAACTACCAAAGTTACTATCACTTTCGTCTGTAATTTCAGTAATAGCAGTAATTAAATTCATTTCAGTAATAGTGTTTTGTTGTGAATGATTTGCAGTTGACTCTGTATGTTGAGAGTAAATAATAGGATCTATAATAACAACACCTCCTACACGGAAATTTACACCATGTTTTACAATAATAGTAGTAACTTCACTTGCAGTAGTACCTGTAACAGCAACACCTAATACTGAATATAATTCATATTGTAAATCATCTGCTACGAAATCTTTTTTCAATCTATCAGTTATACATTGAGTATAGTTGTTATCACCTATAATATGATATGGACGAGTTTTTATTCTCATTTTACCACCTTGATTTAGAAAGCCTTCTGCAACTTCATCTGTCCAATCAATGTCAGTTAATACAGTACGACCAGGCCAATATTTCTGCATAAAATAGTTATTTGTTTTAGGACCTGCCCATAGATTTGTAAGAACTTTATAGGCTCCGTTCTTAATACCAGCAACATGTGTAGTTAATTTATTATCTACCATAGCATCAGTTTGTTCATCATTATAATTACTCTTAAGTTTATTCATATAAGATTCATTTGTTTCGATTACATCATCTTCCTCATAATATTTTGGTATTAGTTTTTGATGATTTGTAATATAGACATTATCACCTGTTTGTAGAGTAGTAATAGGTATAGCATTAACATTTACATCAACAGTTGATGGAGTATATTCGATTTTAACCAATGCACCGCCACCATATTGTGTTTCACCACTTCCAGGATTTGCAGTTAAACTTGGTGCAATATTGTAATAAGTTTCATCAATAACTTTAGTTACTGGTGTAGTTACATTTAAATTATATGCGGTTACTTTATTGGCAATTATAGTTGTAGCACCAGTAATTGTAATTTCATCACCCTCAGATAAACCGTGATATGGATGTGTGACACGTATAGTTGGAGAATTTTCAGTAACATAAAATGGTCCAGCATTTGCAGTCGTTCCACTGACAGTCTGTCCATATTCTATGTCGTTATTATTTGGATCAGTACTTAGTTTTGCAACGAGAGGGAAATCGTCGCTACCTGAAAAAGGATTCATTTTAAGATGTTCATCTGTAACATTAATATTATTTGCTTCAATATAATGTTGTTCTTCTTTAGTGATTGGTGTGCGATATTGTAAAATTGTTTTATCTGCCAAGTAAAAGTAATGTAAATAATCGATAGCAGCATCTTCAACATAACTTATACTAGAACCTGGTATAGTTACTAATGTAGCTGATGCATTTCTTAAATTTGTTGATCCACTTCCATCTGTATATGTAACACTTTCACCTGCATCTAAACCACTTAATGATACAGTACTTAAACGTTGGAAATAGATATAATAGTAATTTCCATTTGAAATTTCATCTATATCACGAATAGGTTCTTCATTATATAACCTATCAGTATTATGCTTAATTGTAGTTATACCAAGTACTTTAAGACCAATTGTAGAACTATCATGTGTAATTGTCATACCTGGAATAAATACAGATGATGTTTTCGCATCACCTGTGGATTCTTTTACATAAATCTTTGACACATGAATAATTGTTTGTGTTTCCCCATGTAAAACTCTGGGATATAAATAATTACGTGTAATAAAGTTGCGATAATCAATATCATAATTGGTCCAACGATGTACATTTTGATAGAACCATATACGCATATTTTCAATTTTACGATGCATCGCACCAGCTGCGGAATTATGTGATACGACAACTGCAGAACCACCAGCAGCAGCAACTGTTGAATCAGGTACTGCAGTAATTAAAGGTGAAATAGTATAAGAATTTGCATTTACTATTGATGTAATCGGTGTAGTCGTGTTTACATCACTTGCAACTACTTTACTTGCTAACAAATCTGTAGCTCCAGAAATAGTTATTATATCTCCAGCTAAAAGACCATGTGCAGTGTGAGTAACAGTAATTATAGGAGAACCATTCGTAACTGCAAATGGATTTGTGCCAAGTGTTACATCAGGATAATCTATAGTTATTTTGACTGAACTACCACCACCTGTTGTTGTAGCATTTGGTGTAGCATCTATAGTGGGTGTAATTACAAAACTATTAATAGTATTAATACGAATAATTGTAGTTGTAACATTCAGATTTGCAGCAGTAACACGTCCAGCTATAATTTCCGTAGCACCTTCAAATGTAATTTTATCACCTACCGAGAATCCATGTTCATTAAGGGTTACTGAAATTTCATTAGAACCATTTGTAAGTATAAATGGATTTGAAGGAAGAGATGTTTTACCATTACTTAGAACATTATTAATATAACGTGATTCAATACTGTAATACCAATCTTTTAGAGGATAAATTTGTTTAATTAGAAGTTCTTCAGATCTGTAATTTTCTTCTAAATAATTATTAATTACATGATTTTCAAAATATACCCGGTCACCTTTATTATATGGTATTTTATCATAACATTCAATCATAAGATAATTTGACCATTTATTATCGTATAATTTAACGAATTTAGTGGATTTTATTGTAATTTCATCACTCTTTACAGTATTTGAATATGTATTTTGGAAATTCACGCTGATTTTGTCACTACTGATAGTTTTATCTAATACACCTTCCTTGTTTGATTTAAAACCTAGTCTTTGACCAATTGTATTATCTAAACCAAATAACATAGAAAATTTAACAGGTGTCATAACTTCAACTTCATTATTTTCAATACCATTAATATTAGATGAATTAGGTACAGTATCAACATCAATACTATAACTGATTTCGCCATTATATACACGTTGTAAGTACCATTTTTTATCTAAACTATTATCATCTTTATTTTTCGAACCATCTATACTCCAATAGAAATTTGGAACATGCGTGTTAAAATTATTTTTCGTAATGAGATATTCTCTATAACCAGCATCTAGTTCAGCTTTAGTTGGGAAACGTGCTTCATTCCAATAATATGGTACAATCATGGCAATTGCATTACTTTCCATTCCTACAATGACATCGCCAATAGTAAAATTGCGTGAACGTTCAGTTAAAAGTTCAAAATCAATTTCAATATTGCCATGTTCATCTGTAAATTCACTGCGTTTGACAACACGTCCTAAACTTAATGTATGTCCTTCACCAAGTGCATGACTATATTTCATAAATAATTCGTTTTCCATAAAGGGGCTTTCAGGATTATGGATTGTTTCTTCAACTGTTTCTGTAACGTGATTTTTAAATTTTGTATAGGTTTCAGTTGTGGAAGGTGGATAAGTAGCATTTTGGTCCTGTAAATTTTGAGATAATTTAGAACCAATATAATTGAGCATATTGTTAACAGTACCTTTGTTTAAAAAGTTGAGAATATCACTGCCATATAATTCAGCCAAAATCTTGTAATTTGCATCAGGTGTATTACGATCATATGTAGTTGAGATATTTGAGGAATCAATTTGATGAATTGCAAGTTTATCAGCAGTAGCAGAATCTATATTTGCATTTGCTACACGAAAATACGATTTCATTGGTATTGGAAAAATTGAACGCACATGTATTTTATATACAGGATTAACTATGGCATTATGTAGCTGATTAATTCTATCTTGGTTAATATTGAAGATACTATTGGAGTTTGCGATTTTAACAAAATTACCATTCTTAAATAAATGTCCTTCATTTACTATACATATATGTGGATAACCTTCATTAACAACGAAATAAAGACCTGGATCTCCTTCTTCAGATTTTTCGTTAACTGGTAAATTAGCAATACTGTTTTGATATGGTATAATTTTATATTGTGTGAAAGTGATTACGCTATTACCAAAATCATATCGTAATTCAAATATACTTTTACGATTATTGTTATATAGAATATATTTATTGGAAGGTGTTAATGTTTTTCTCCAATCACGTATTTTCCAATCAAAATATAAAATATCATCAGTGTTCATCTTTGTACTAATTAAATCCATCAATTGTTGAATATTAAATATACCCTCCTCCAAAAAGATATTATGTACTGGATAAACATCTATCTCATTAATAGTTGATATACCTATAGTATCACGAGGATCTTGAGGTATAAGTTCAGTACCATATAATATATTTTTAGGTATAGTCGTATTAGTAACTGTGCGTGTTTCAGTTGTTAATGTTGATGTTGCTGGAAACTTTACATCACTATAACCTATAGTTGTAGATAATAAATTATCAAATATTTGGTAACCTAAATATTTAAGTGGATGAGTGTTATCACTTGCATTCCAAATCTTATTTGTACCCAGATATTTTTCACGTCCTCTAGATGTATAAATTTTGTAATAATTATATTCCCATGGAAGAGCCTGTTTTACCACAGGTTCAGTTTTAAGGTTAATTAATGATCGTATATGAGCTACTAATGTCTTGCCAAAACTATGATAATTATTTTCAAAAAAATAGCTACTCATAAACATCTTTTTAGGCGTAAAATAACGATTTTGACGATAATTATCACGTATAGTTTCTTTATCCTTGAATACATCTACACCAGCGGAGTTTACAATTACAGGGTCTGAATTATCAAGATCGGGTGTATTAGTTAATAACCGATAGGATGTTTGTTTATCATCATCTGCATTTATATCTCTTATTACAGCAGAAGCATGTGCTGTTTGATTTATTGATGGATTACTATTTATAGGTAAATTTGCCAAATCTGATAAAGTAAATGATCCATCGCTGTCGCTTCCTTGTCCTGGATTACTTTTAATATGTTCACTATTTATATAATTGTTGTGATCTAAACTGTTAAGAAGAACATGGTCTGTAACTAGAACTTTATCTGTAATTGTGAGTTTCTCATCTTCATTTATCCATTGTAACCGATTATTACGTGAATTACTATTATTAATGTTTACTGTGTAGCTGATATTTGGTATTTCAGTACTAACAAGACGAACTGCAACAACATTTCTATAGGTTCTAGCTAATTGAACTTTATAGTGATTCGGTTTTACAAACACATCATTTTGTCTTTTTATTATTTTGACATTTATGCTACTACCGCCTACATAACCGGAGCGAATATTGTTTTCTTCAGTTAAAATGTTTTTGAGTTCAATTTGATAATAGTCAGATTTCTCATACACATAATTATCTTCAACAGTAAAATGACCATCATCTTTAACTATCTCTGTGAAACGATTAATTGTAAAAATATTAGTAGGATTATCAACATCAAAATTAATTAAATTAATTGGGTAATTACATATAGTATCTTGGACAACACCATTTACTGTATCACCAACTATACCTGTTATAATAAGGTCATATGATTTACGTACATCAAGGTTATTATTTGGATGATAAATAATTACTTTATTGGTCCCACTAAATAATATAGGATTTGCAATTAAGTTAGTTGAACTGAAATATTGAAACGTGTAAACTACGCTTCTGTCAGTACTATTGACGTTTATATGGGAACTTCGTAGGCGTTTTTTTATTTCTTCGTTTGCTTGCTGGAGAGCATAAGTTTCTTTGATTTTTTTACTTAATACATTTTTATCATAACCCATATGATATTGATGTGATTTATGGGAATGTTTCCCATCTTTGGGATTTTGTGATGTTTGTTCATTATGTGTAACTATATTACTAAAGTTAGATTGCAACATCTATAATTAGAAAAATGAACCGTATCTGAATCCTAAAATATATAATATTATATTTATTTATTTATTCATATCTTTAAACCGTAAATAGTTAGTTTTTAAAATATAAAATGTTATAATTATATAAGTCCAACCCTTGGTATTATTAGATTATTAGATTATTAAGTTTGTAGTATAATTTATATTCATTTAATATGGAAAAACGTTGCAATCCAAATTATAAACCACTTTTAAAGTTAATTTTTGAAAACTGTAATAAAAATAAAAAATGCAAGTATAAGGTTTATCAGAGTGACCAAAATATAGATGAAATATGCGATGCTTTATCACATATTTCTCAATTCGTAGAACGTACAATTAAAGTTGTCAAAAGTCCGCTTAATTTTAAAGATAAGATCACGCAAATTCAGCGTTTTAAAGACGAAAACCATCAGCCAATTTTCGATGATGATCATTCAGATCAATTGTTGAAGTTAATGACTTTATTCATCAACCCAGATGCTATTAATAAAAAGAAAGCGCATTTACATGCATGTCATCACAACCCAGTATATAATAAATGTCATAGTATGTTGTATAACGCACCTATAACAAATATACATGATACACCTGCGTTAACATCGACAGATAGAGATATATATATCAATGCATTTTATGATCAATTAAATATAGACGAATTACAGAGATTGGAAGAAATGGCAAATGACCGTATGAATGCCAGTAAATATAAGTCAATGGTAAAATCCGTAGAAGTTCAACATGGAGGTAGTGCAAATCCTGATGATCCACTAATTAATAAAACAGATGTAATTGACCAAAATTCCGCATTTTTCCGTGAATTATTTCATCGCATATCAGGAAAAATTCAAGAAGACCGGACATATGGTACACTTGGTACAATAGTTGATTATAAAAAGAGATTGGAAAAATTCGTAAGAGAATCAGTACAGGATATGGATGTTCCTGAAAATTTACGTTATTTTGTTGATAATATTTCTAATTTAGTTGATGCAATATATCCTTCTAACATACTTGATTTTGTAAAAAATGATGGTTCTATAGCATCTAAAGTCGCAAACGAATTTGCAGAACCATTTGAGTTGGTTGAATTAGTATTATTTGCCTTATCTGTAATACCACTTCCAGTTGTAAATTTAATACCAGATTTTATGCTTATAGTTCATAATATATTAAATGGTAAGCGCATTATGTTTACCATTTTATCTTCAATAGCTCTAATAATAAAAATAATGACACTACTATTCTTTGATTTTGGTCCATTATTGAAAATGTTCTATTTATCAAAGAAGATTAAAAACTTTAACATTACAGATATTACACAAGTATTAGATAAAACTGCAACTGATGTACTTATGATGCCAGGTACAGTTACAGATTTAGGTGCTGGTATGATATCTAAAGCAATATTACCTTTAGCAAGTGCTGGTCAGTTACGACCTGAAAATCTATCATTACAAATAGGTAATATGAAACCGGTAACTGGGGCATCACCAAATCCAATGGCAACACTTGCAAGTATGGCATCTAGATTACAAGTGCCTACTAGTGGTACTGGAGGTAGCGGTATTAATTTTCAAAATATAGCTCAAGGAATGACAACTTTACAAACAAATAGTAGTAAGAAGCGTTATGAAGAAGTTCAACAGCAGTTATTGAAAGCTAGAGAACGTTATAATAAAGAAACAGATAATTATAAACGTGAAATGGATAAACCAAGTATAGATCATGATTTAAAGATTCAACGTATTCAGAAAAATTTGAAAGCAGCTGAACAACAAAAGGCAAGTTTAGAAGCTGAATTAGCAACTTTGAGTGGCCGTATAGAAGCAGCTGGAGGTATAACAGAAACAGAAATAGATATAGATGCCAAATTACGTGAATTGGAGAATTTAGATAGAGACATATTGATACGTGAGTGTAAATTAAATGATCTAACACAGAAGAAGAGCGTATGCAAAGGGTTACCAAAACGTATGACATTAGCAAATGACGCAACTGCAAATAATAGATTAAATATGGAATTACGTCAATTACAAGCAAAACGCGACGCATTATGGTCATCAATACCAGAAGATACAAGAATGACTTATACAAATAAATATAAATATCCATCAACATCTTCTCCAAGTAGAACCTCAACATCAACTGCAATACCAACAGCAGTACCAGCACCAACTATGACACCGCCAGCATCTAGATCATCTACTCCAGCACCGAATAGAGTTGTTAGTAGAACAGTTAGAGCTGATGGTGTACCTATGGCTACATTTGCAGATGGTGTAACACAACCTCAATATCCAACTAAAATCCAATATGCCGATACACCTGTTTAAGCTAAAGTGTAGGTGAGTCAAATGTAGATTAAAATTATTCAAATAATTCAAGAATATCCATGAACTTAAATTTGTCGCGATTTGTGAAACTTCTTTTCTTGCTTAATCCCTCTGTTTTTTCAACATAATTATTGAATTTTTCATCTTCAATTTCACTTCGTAATTTTGAATGTACATTTTCAAACAACGTTTTAAGACATTCAACATATTCACTCTTAGTTTCTTCATCAAGATTTGTTTCAAGTTCTGAAAGTAATAGAGTAAGGTATTTATCAACTACAACATTTTTAACCATATCAAGACCATATAGGTGACCTACAAAATTGAACATTCCTACGAATTTCTTTTTCTGTTTCATTATACGACAAAATAGATCATATTCGCTTTCTTCATCTGCAACTTCAAGTTTACGATGACTGCGAAAACGTGTTTTACATTTATCTAGAATTTGAGTTTTAACTGATTCTCCATAGTTTTCCCATAAATATTTGCAAAATTTGGCATATACTGGACAATAATTTGCTTGAACAGTTGCCATTTCAAAGATAATATCTAAAGTGGTATTAAGAAGTTCAATGTCAGTTTTGATATATTCCTTTAGTTTTTCTTGTAGTGTTTCATAATTTGTATTTGTACATTTGTTAAGTAAATTGCGAATCTTTTCACATAGAATATCACGCTCATTTTTAATACCTTCCTCTTCTTTGCTCAATGATTTCTTCCAATTATTAAAATTAATATTGTTACGTGAGAATTTATGTGGATTGAATTTGTTTTTAACACGGATGCGATTGAATAATTTGATATAATCAGGCCCTAGGATATCAGTTTTATCAAAATCATTCCAAAGTTTCTCAACTTCTTCGATAGTATATGATGACATATTTGATTATTTTAAAGGTTAATATAAAGGTTCAAATGAATTAATTAATAGATATTAGGTATT